AATAGTTTTATTATTTGAGCATATTCTTGATCATCACTTTTAAATGATAATTCTCGTTCAATCTTATCATTAGAAGATGAACTTTTCCCTTTTTTATGTTTTTTTCCACCTTTTTTGTTAATACCCATTGTATTTATTGAATTTATTTTTTACAAACTTTTTAATTAAAAAATCAATTTTCATTTTTTTTCTTATTTTTAGAAGTTTTTTTTATCATTTTCAAAATATTTTTTTTTATTGATTTGTTTTGACTTTTTTTTCTAATTATTTTATTAAAACCAATATCAGAAACTTTATTATTATTTATATTTTCATTATTAATGGAAGGACCCCCTTCCTCTTCAATAATAAAACTGTCATTAAAAATGATATCATTTTCATCCAAACTAACATCCATTATTTCATGAACCATAAACTACTTTATTCTTAAATAACTAAAAATTCTTTATTAATATTTGACTATAAATATTAAAGTTGCCTTTTTTATATTTTTTACATTAAAATTCAATTTTTTTGAGAATATTTAAAAAAAACTATAATATTATAATAAAATGAAAATATTTCATAAGATAATTTATCTTTTAAATATTGTTGGTGTTTATTCATTATCATGTTTCACATCTTTTGATATACAACAACAAGGTTTAACTTCATATAAAGGTAATGTTTATAACCTACATAATTACAATATGCATCCAGCTGGTAGTGATATTTTAATTCAAGCATATGGAAAAACTTTAGAGGAATTTTTTGATCAACCAATTTATTCATTCCATTTAGATTCAAAACAAACAGATATTGACTTACAAAATATTTTAGTTGGAACATTACAGGAAACATGTAATAAAAATCAACCAACTCCAATTATATATACTAAAAACCAATTACATATATATCATAATAATATTCTTTCAATGTTTTGGAATTTAGATATTGAAAATAAAATTAATATATTTGTTTCTATTCAAAGATATTTTCCTTCTCAATGGGTAGGTATTGGTTTAAAAGATGGAAATATTATTGTTGGATATAATAATCAAAATAGTAGTTTTGGTTTTATTGATGTTTTTGAAAAAAATATTCAAAATAATTTTTTATTAACAAATAAATATGAAAATTATTTAATTGAAAATAAAAATTTATTTTATACAACAAATGATTTTTATATGAATTTTACCTATACATTATCACCAACTTTATTACTTGATCAAATAAAATTTGAATACTTCATAGGAAAAGATTTTGATTCATTCCAAAAAAATCAATATGAATATTTTGATTATTTTTATTTAAACTTAATATCTGGAAAATTAGTTGATCCTCATGTTGAAAATAAACAATATGAATATTATTTATATAATAAATTTATTCTTCATTTGTCTTCAATCATTTCATATATCGTATTTTTCGTAATTTTCATTTTTTGTTTATTTATTACTCATACCAATAAATATGATTTTTTCAATAAATATAAAAAAATTCCTTATTTAGGATTTTATTCAATTGGTCAGATAATTTTTTTAAGTATTTATTTTTCATGGTATTTTGGATTTTTAATTTATTCCTTATCTGATATTCAAGAAATTTTATTAAGAACTGGTACATGGATATCTCTAATAATGGCAATTAATTTATTACCAATCACAAGAAATTCTTTATGGGTTATATTTTTTGATTTATCTTACGAAAAATTAACTCAATTTCATAAAATTATTGGATTTTCATGTTTATTAGCTGTTTCAATTAAATTTTTAGCAGTTTTTTATACATTTTCTGCTAAATTTTTGGTTTCTACACAATACGGATCAAATACAAATCCATTATTTGGAACAATTTCAACTATTTTTATTTTTTTTTTAACAATTTTATCATTACCGTATATTAGAAAAACAAATTTTGAAGTTTTTTATTATTCACATCGTACTTTAACGCTTTTAATTTTTATTTTTAGTTCTATTCATCATATAAATTATTTATTTTATTTATTACCATCATTAATTTTATATTTAATAGATATAATTTTAAGAATTTATAATACAAAAAAAGCAATTTATTCAAAAATTCAAACATTTGGAAAAGAAGAATATGGAACATCTTGTTTATTTGTCTCTGTAACGTTATTACATCCAGTGAAAACAAAGGCTGGGAGTTATTTCTTTATTTGTCATAATGGAATTTCATTTTTAGAATATCATCCTTTAAGTTTAATAACTCAAGATCATGACACTTTAATATTTTGTGTTAAAGATTTAGGTAATAATTCTTGGTCCCATAAATTAAAATTATATGATATTAAACACATGAATGATAAACAGAAATTACAAAACAGGAATTTGTTTTTACAGGGTCCGTATGGTCATTTTAATATAAATTATGAAAAAGATAAATTTGAAAGAATTATTTTGATTGCAGGTGGAATTGGTATTACACCAATAATTTCAGTTATGGAAGATTTACACAATTTAAAAGTTCGTGAAGAAAATAAATTATCGAAATTAAAAAAAGTTGTTTTAATATGGATTGTACCTCATCATTCATTAATTTCACCTTTTGTGAAGAAATTGATTGAATTAGATGATAATTTATTTGAATTCAATTTATTTACTTCTAATAAATTTAATAATGAAGTTCAAACACAAAAAAGTTTAAATATACCTTTATTTATTAAAATTGAGAAACCTAAGTTATCATCATTAATCAATTTTCATGTTTTAGATAATAATGGAACTAGCGAAAATACAGCTGTTATGTGTTGTGGTCCAAATGCTTTAACAACTGATGTAATTGCAACATGTGCAAAACTTAATGTAATTGTATCAGCCGAACAATTTTAACTTTAAAAATTAAGTTCAAAAATAAAATATATAATTTTTTTTATTGATTATAAATAAAAAAAATGGAAAATGAAAATTTTAAAAATTTTGAAATTGAATTCCAAAATAAAAATCCTGATGCTTTGTTACAATTATTTTTAAAAATTAAAGAAGATAAATTAGATCATTTTGATTTAGTAACAAATCTTTCATTTGAAATTTTTATAAAAGAATTCAATCAAAATGTTTTAATTAATTCAATTAAAACTATATCTTTTGATAAAAATATTATTTCAAATATTGATATAAAATGTAATTATAAATTACAAGAAAAAAAAGAAGAAAATGCTATATTACCATCTACATCTTGTATTCCTGTTTTGAAAAGTTTTCGCACTAATCAAGCAAATGACATAATTCCTGATAAAGAATATATTTCAGATGATTCTGAATCTGAAAATGAAGAAGAAGATGAAAAAAAATCAACAGTATATTTTTTAGATGATGATGATTTTCAATTACAAACAATAAATGAAGATGAAGAAACTTTTTTTTTAGACGAAAATGATTTTGCTAAAACACCTTTGAAAAAAAAAAAAAAGAAAAAAGATGATAATATTTTGGAAGAATTATCAAAATTAATTAAGAGAGTAAATAAAGTGAAGAAAAAAATAAAAAATAATCAATCTCATTTGTCAGTCGCAAATCTTGTTCATAATGATATAAATTCTTTACAAAATGAATTATGTAAATGTGAAGAAAAAGAAAAAAAGGAAGAAGAAATTATTCCTGAAATAATTAAAAAAGAAGAAGATCCTATATATTTGAAAGAATTTGAAAATTTTAAAAAAATAAATAATTTTACTAATTTATCAGATGAAATTTTAATGAATATTTTTAAGTATGATTATAAAAAAAAAGATGAAAAAAAAGGTCCAATTAATTATAGATATGAAATAAATAGTGATAATTATTCTGTTCAATCTTCTTCATCGAATAATAGTAACGAAGAAAATTTAATAAAAAAGAAATATAAAATCAATTGTAAAAGCAATCATAAAATTGCAAATAAAACTAAAGAAAAGATTGAAAAAGATATTTTATCTTTAACACAACAAAATAATTCTTCTTCAAATAATGATTATCCTATGATGAGGTTAAGTATTAGTGAAGGTTTAGAAAAAAATTCTTTTGAAGAAAAACTTTATCATCATTTAAAATTAATTTCAGATGAAAATAAAGAAAATATTAAAAATAATATAATATTTTATTTAACAGAAATGATGAAATTTATTGATAATTTCGATTTAACAGGTGAAGAAAAGAAAAAGAAAATTTTGTTAGCTTTACAACAATATTTATTTGATTCAGATGTTGATAAAGAATTTGAATATATTTTGAAAGTTGTTTGTCCAGAATTAATTGATATTTTAATTTCAGTTGATACTGGAAAGATTAAAATTGCAAAAAAACTTTGTTCTTCTTGTTTACCAATTTAATAATTTTAATTTTAATGAAAAATTAAAAATATTTTTATAAAAAAATTAATTGTTTTTTCAATTCTTTTATTTGATCACCAACATCATCACGTAAAGATGTATAATGTTTTCTTTCTTGTTCTAATGAATAAAATTTATCTGTTTTATTACCATTTTGAATATATGGATCCATTTGTTTTAAAATATTTGAAATTTCTTTATCATGTTCATTATAATCTTTTTGTAAATCATTTATTTGATTTGAAAGCTTTTCAATTTTTTCATTATTAGCATTTTTAGGAGAAGACATTTTTTTTGGTGAATTTTTTTTTGTAGATAAATTTTTCTTAATCGGTGAATTCTTTTTTATAGATAAATTTTTCTTAATAGGTGAATTCTTTTTTATAGATACATTTTTCTTAATAGTTGAATTCTTTTTTACATATACATTTTTTTTAATAGGTGAAAATAAAATATTTTTCATAACAAATTGTTTTTTTTGATGAAAATTATTATTTTTTAAATTATGATGATGGAAAATATGTTGCATTGGTTTTGGTTGAGGATAAATGTCATGATGTATAGGTTTTGGTTGATGGTAAATATGATGATGTACAGGTTTTGGTTGATGGTAAATATGATGATGTACAGGTTTTGGTTGATGTATAGGTCTTTGTTTCTGTCTAAACGTCGATTTTTTGATTTTTTTTTTAGATTTTTTTATTTTTCTATTCTTGATACTTTTCTTTTTCATTTTCTTTTTTTTATTTATTATTAAAGAAAAAAAATGAATTGTAAAAATAATTTTATAGATGCAGATAATATTTTATTCACAACAAATATTCTTAATAAAAATTCATCTATATTAAATCAAGATCGAAAATTTGCTTTATGTGCGTACCAATTCGTATTACAATATTTTTAATTTTATTTTCTTTCTTCTTTTTTATTCATAATATTTTATTAATAAATTTTATAGGAATTATGTTAATTATTATTCATATAATTTCATTAATAAGAAATTATACAAAAAGCGATGAACAAAAATATTGTCAATGGTGGAGCAACAATTTAGAATTATCTTTATCTTTTTTAGCAATATTAATTGGTATAGCTTGTTTAATATTAAAAAAACCACATTTATCTATCTTAATTACTTCTATAATTTTCTTAATAAGTTTAATTGCTGGTTTAATACAAAGTTTTATTAAAAGACCATTTGATATTTAAAATATTAAAAAAAATAAGAAAATAAAAATGAAAAAAATAGCTTTTCATTCTGAAAGATTAGATGTTCGAGGAACTTGTACATCATTATTCGATTATGCTGACAAAAATGAAACTATTTTAAAAAATAAAAGTTTAATTGTTATTCCAAAAAAATCTTTTTATGAAAATGTAAATGATGAAATTGCAATAAAAAAATTTTCAAATCGATTTGAAATTTATTATTATGATACTTTTGAAGAATTAGAAGAAAAAATTCATGATTTTGATTTATTATACGTTATTAAATATGGAACAAATGATGGAATATTTTCAAAAAAAATTAAAACAGGTATTCATTGTGTTTTTGATATGAGCGAACCACATGGTGATGTATATTGTGCAATATCAGACGCAATCGCACAAAAATATAATAAATCTTTAGTTGTTCCACATATGGTATCTTTAGAACCATCAAAAACTAAAGAAAATTTAAGAAAAGAATTAAATATACCTGAAGATGCAGTTGTTTTTTCCAGATATGGTGGTTTAGATACATTTAATTTACCGTTTGTATGGAAAACAATTCAAAAAATTATAAGAGATTGTGACAATATTTATTTTTTATTTATAAATACACCTTGTTTTTATCTTCATCCTCAAATTAAATATTTAGATAAAATTATAACAAATGAAGAAAAAAACAAGTTTATTTGTACTTCAGATGCTCATATTGAAGCTTCAAATTTTGGGCATTCTTTTGGTTTATCAATCGCAGAATATTCAATAAATAATAAACCAATAATTTGTTATAATGGATGGACTTGGAATGTACAACATTTTAAAATTCTAAAAGATAAATGTTTAACTTTTAATGATGAGTCTAGTTTATATAGTATTTTAAGATATTTCAAACCAATTGAATGGGAAATTAAAGATAATAATTGTTATAAAGAATATTTACCTGAAGTTGTTATGAAACAATTCGAAAAAGTATTTTTAAATTAAATTATATATTCAAAAAATTTCATTATAAAATAACTAACTATTATAGAAAATATAAATGCAATCCCACCCCAAACACCTGGAGTTGTTAAATTATAATAATCATTTAATGAATCTCCAAAGATTTGAAATTTATATATAAGATAATCAACAATAAAACCAATAAGAAATGCTAAAATAAGAAATTGAAGTAATTCTAAATAATTGTCTGGTATCCAAAATTGTAGTAAAATTTTTGATATTAACATTAAAATAATTAAAGTAATTACAACGGTCAAACCGGCATAAACAGATGATAAAATTGTTGATTGTTTATCAAAATATAATTTTAATGCTTGAATTAATTCAGATGAATAAGATTGTCTAGATAGATAGTTTAAAATCAAATCGGAAATACATGAAACAATAAAATTTAATAAAATAAAAATATAAAACATTTATTTTTTTTTTATTTAAAAATAAATTTAAAATAATTTTTTTAATTTCTATAAAAATGAATATTAATGATGATATATTAAAAATATTAAAAAATATTGAGATTAAATTAGATAAAATAGAAAAAATACTTGAATTAAATAATGAATCATGTAAAAAAATGGATGAACATATAAATTTTATTGATATTTTATATGATAATGTTAAAAAACCATTTTCACAAGTTTTATCATTTTATCATGGTAATACAATTGACATTGAAAAAAAGAAATTTATTAAAAATGATGAGAATGTTTAATTTACTTTAAGTTATTTATCAAAAAAGCACCAAAAATTCCTTCTAATATTGTTATAATCCAAAATAAAAGATCGGAAATACTCCATTGATATCCAATATCGTAATCTCCATAAACCATTTTTACTACAAAACCACTTAATAACGCACCGATAATATATGGATGAATATTACTTTTGTCATTTGATAAAGATCCGCCAAAAATTCCTACTGCAATAGCTAAAATATGTCTTTTTAAAGATAAAAAATTTTTTATTTCATCTTCATTCATAATTTTTTTTTATTAATTGAAAAAAAATTATTTAATTTAAATTTAATAACATTTCATAATGAAAGCCAAAACATAATAAGGAGGTAAATTATTATGAGTTTGACTTCCACCTGTATTATTGATAGTGATACCAGTTGTAGAAGAACCTGTTGTTTGATTAACATTATTATCATCTGCCACGTATGTTGTTGTTAAGGAAACTGCAACATCTGTGTTATTTGGTTGATTAACATATGTATGACTATGTCCTGGATCATTTATACTGTGATTATGTGTTGGCATCTCATTTATTGTTAAAGAGTGTAAAGTTTCACCACCAATAGTTCCAACAGTACCAGCTAAACTTGTTTCAACTCGAGCTCCTGTTCCAGTATTTGTGTTACCACCATTAGCTGATGAACCATTAACACCCGAAGCATTATCATTATATCCCAAAACAAAACGTCCTCGTAAATCAGGTGTTGTTACACCATTTAAATTTCCTCCATCACATAATCTCCAACCATTTGGTATATCAGTTTGATTTCCACCCCACATTACAATACTTCTTTTTGGTAATCCATCTCCACCAGATGATGATTTTATAAACCATCTTCCATCATAACAAATTAAAGAAACACCTTCAGAAAACCAAATATTTCTATATACATAATAACCAGGATCATTATAATCTAAAATTAACAAACAAAGATTAATTGGTGTTAGATTATTATTATTTTGAATATTATTTACAACAACAATTGATTTTTCTGTTCCATTAGGTATATTTTCATTACATTCAATATATAATTCTTTTCCAAATCTATATGCTTCATTATTTATTGTTCCGTATCTATTAAACTTTATTATAAAAATATCGTATGAACTACCTTCAGAATAATTATAAATTGTTTTGGCGATATTGGAATTTGGATCCATACCAAAAGTTAAACCTTGATAAATATTTATTGATGAACTATTAAATTCGCCTGTTAAATATAAATGACCATCACTTGTTGCAACTACATTACTATTGTTTTCGTTATCAGATCCACCAACCTTACTACACCAATCAAAATAACCATCAGAATTATATTTACAAACAAAAATATCAGATCCACCTATGGTACTCAATGATGTTCTAAATGAGGGAAAATTTCCATTATTTTCAGCATCATAAATATTAATATAACCTTCATATCCAGAAAATGAGCCTGATAAATATACATTATTTTTATTTTTACCTTGAATATAACGATTATCAACACAAATTGAAGGATTAGATGAAACACCAGAAACAAAATTATACCATTGGACTATACCATTTTTATTAAATTTTACAATCATTGTATTACTTGATGCATTTGTTGGAATTGATATATTATATCTTTCGTCATTTTCATTACGAGTATCAAATATTGAAACGCTACCACCTTGTAATTGTGTTGCCAAATACAAATTTCCATCTCCATCAATACATGAAGTAGGTAAAATAACAAAACCATTTATAATATAATTACTAGCTGATAATTTATTTTTCCAAATACATTTACCGTTATGATCAAATTTTATCATAAATAAACCAAATAATCCTTCCGTTAAATATAATGATCCAAATAATTCTTTGAAACCTGTTTCATTATTTCGTGAATAAATTTCTAATGATCCTGAAAAAACACCAGAAACAATAATACTTCCATCATTTTGATCACATATAATTGATGATTTATAATCAGTTTGTATTCCATTTAATGCATATGTATTCCAAATGTATTTACCATTTTTATCAAATTTTGTAATGAAAAACCCAATAATAGAATTATTCACATTTATTTGGTCTCCTGTTGTATCATAAATTATTATACCAGAACCATCGTTGTATCCAGAAACATATAAATTTCCATTTTTATCACAAACAGCATTCGAATCACTTGTTCCCATTGAGCCATAATATTCTTGGATTTTTATATTATAAATATAAGTTCCATCTTTATCAAATTTTATTGTTACAGTATTTCGATTATTTATAGAAATGGATTGAATGACTGAATTATCATCTCGTGTATCATAAATATCAACATCATAACTTTCATCTTGTTGAGTTACAAATGTTATATAACTAAAACCATTTTCATCTGTAAATAAAGTAGGAACATTAGATGTATCAATTGATGTTTTTAAATGTAATCTCCATTTTATAAAACCAAATCTATCATATTTTACAAAAAATAGATCTTTTGTTCCAATCTTATACATTTCATTTGAATTATCTTGAAATGAATTTAAATATAATGTACTACTTGTATAAGTTCCTAAAACATATAAATTATCAAATTTATCTAAACTTGTTCGTGCATTTTGTTCATCACCATCTCCTTCAATTTTACCAACCCAAGATGCATTAATTAAATTATCATAATCAATAACAGTTGTTTTTGTATTTACATCTATGACATCTAATTCATTACTAACACTTAATTGATTAGTTGGTAATTTTGGTATCCATTTTCCATTATGACAAATTAAATCTAAAGTATCAACCATATTAATATTTTTTCGAACATTATAATTATAAAATGAATTCAAATTTTCTAAAATTTGACAATTCACAACTCCATTAACATCATTATTAGTTATAACAATCGATTTTTCAAAACCGTCTGGAATTTCGATTCCATCTTCAATAAAAATATTTCTTTCGGTATAATTTTTGTTTATTAAACCAAAACGATTATATTTAATTAAGTAACAATCAAAATTATTTGAAATCGGTAAAGTTGCAATTGGATCATCATCATAACCATTTCTTGATACATCAAAAATTTCTAAATACTCATCATGATAAGACCCACTTATAAATATATTACCATATTTATCAGCTTTTATATCACTTGAAACTAAATTTGGTAAATCTTCCTCAATTTCATATTGATACGAAGCACATGTAGTTGCCCAATTAAACATACCATCTTTATCGAATTTTGCAACTATACTGTGAATAGAAGGATCATCCATCCAATAATCTTTTGTTTGTAGTGTATAAGCAATATTATTCAAAGAATTGGAATGATGAAAATTGAAACCTCCCAAATAATTATTAATATAACCATTAAATTGAACATATATTGATGATTTATTTTGTCCCCTGATATTTAAATTATCACAACAAATTGAAAGATTACTGATCCATTCCCATCCTCCACCTTCTCCTTCATTAGGTAAAGTATTTATATAATTTGACCACTCAAAAACACCATTTGATGTAAATTTCATAATTGAAGTAAAAACATCCGTATAACTTGAATTTGAAAACGTAAAAATAGGTTGTTCGGTTAAAGTTCTTGTATCATAAACACTATAATCATTTGAGTAATGACTTGAAAATACTATATATAAATTTCCATCATTATCTAAACAATTTGATGATTGCCAATTACCATCTCCTTCTGAATCACCGTAAATTGCATTATACCAAACAAATTTACCATCTTTGTCATATTTTATATTCAAAATAGCTCTACCATATGTGCCTTCTGGTTGTGTAATTGTTTTAACATAATTTAAATTGATTTGTTCTGCATCATAAATAAATAATGATGGAATTTCAGTTTCGTTTGGATTGAAACTTGTTGTTAAATATAAATTTCCATCATTATCTGTATTAATTGATATTTTAACAAATTTTTCATAGTCAGGAATCATAAACACTCCTTCAAAAGCATCTTCTAACGTATTTTGGTAACCAACTAAATGATTTGAATACAAAAGTTTACCAACATGATCAAATTTTAAAATAAAATAAGAATTATTTACTACAACATCCTCTTCAGAACTATTTACGAAAGTTTTAACAGCATCTTCATCACTACTTGAATCATACACAATAAAAGATCCTCCATAATAAAAAGCTGAGATATAAATATTTCCATTCACATCACCAGTAATAACAGATCCACTAGTATTTTCGTTATTTTCTGTTTCAGAATTTAATGCTTTAACTCTTACATTCCACTGAAATTCTCCATTTTTATTATATTTTACAACAATTGTATATATTCCGGAAGATATTATGCTTAATTCTTTAACTGGATCGTTAATATTATTTACATCATAAATATGTAATGGAAAACTATCACCTTCATTCAAATCTATCGTTTGCATAGTAACAAAAACATCACCCTCAGTGTTTACATAAATTGATGGATCAGTTTTAAAAATTAATCCACCAATTCTTGTTTTCCATATTAAATTTCCAACATTATCATATTTTACAAGAAAAAATGTTTGCTCACCATCTTGAAATAAATTTCCTACTGGAATTTCATTATTGGAACAATCATAGATATCTAATTCTTCGCTTTGATACATTCCACCAACATATGTATTTCCATATTTATCAATTCCAAGTTGAGGACGTAATTCATCAGAATTACCACCAATTCTTGTATAATATGTATTTTGTAAATTTTTATAATTGATAAAACTTGTTTTACTATTTAAATCAACAATATCTACATCATTTGAATAATCATTTTCATTTGAGCAATTTAATTTTGGAATCCATCGTCCATTTTTTGTAACCAAATCAAGACTGTTACAAACTAATAAATTTTTTCTTATTGAGTAGCTGTAATTTTCTTTTTGTAAAATTTGTAAATTAACATAACCTGAATTTTCATTATTATTTAAAATTATGTGTTTATTAAAACTATCCTGAAGATTATTATTATCTTCTAAATAAATTACACGTGGTAAATTTAAATTTAGATATCCATAACGATTATATTTTACTATAAATATATCTTCATCATAAGTATTTATTTCTTTATTTAATGTTGCAATTGGTATTATTTGATTTGAACTATCAAAAATATTTAATTTATATTCATATGTTCCAATCAAATAAACATAACCTTGAGAATCAGCAACTATACTGTTATCTCTTACAGTTTCATTTGATGCAACTCTTGTTACCCAATTTAATTTACCATCATTGGAGAAACATGCAAGAAAAACATTTGATGATTCATCATACGATGAATAATTTAATGTAAATGCAACACTTTTGTAATCATTTTTTGTAAAAAAATTTATTGGCCCATAATAATAAGCAGTTAAATATACATTACTATCTTCATATGTATTAACATAACGATTATCAATAGCTAAACAAGGCATATAAATATTTTCATTGTCTTCACTTGAATTTTTATTTTCGATATAATGATACCATTGAAAAATACCATCATTATTATATTTTGTTACTAAAATTGTTCTAAAATTATCACTATTTTCAATTGTAGCTTGGGGATTTAAATCATCTGTTGTATCAAATATGTAAGTCGGAGTTTCTTCTTCTAATTCACATGAAACATAAATATTACCAGTTACATCAATAATCATATTACATCTTCTTATATCTTCATTGAATATTGATATTTTGGTTCCCCAAATATAATTTCCAGTTAGTGAATCATATTTTATTAAAAACATATTATCATCCGTGTATTCGTTCGGCAATGGTTTTATATTATGATCTGGTAAATCATTTCCAACGTAGTAATTAAAAATTTTTAATTTGTTTGAAAAATTTCCAATAACAAAGAAATTTCCTTCATGATCTGTATCATTAAAAGATTGAGCTTCGAAATCTGGATCATCATCCATTTCAATTCTTGTTATCCATTGAAAATTTCCATTCATATCAAATTTTATATTTACATAATTATAATTTGTATTAGATTTCATTTTGTATATTGGTTTCTCAAGATTATATTTTAATGTATTTTCATCATATGATTTAATATCGAAAACCCAAAGTTCATCAGTATATAAACTCTGAGTAACAAAAACATTACCAGATACATCACAGGTAATTCTTGGATTTAAGACAATATATTCAATATCTTCATTATAAATACCATTTAATGTTACATACCATTGAAATAAACCATCATTTGTATATTTTATTACTATAACACTATTATTATAAGCATTTGTAATTTCATTAACAGGTTCTTCATTATTTGTTGTATCATAAATTTTTACATTACTGTTTGTTTCACCATCATTATTGCTACATAAACATACGTAAACATTACCATCTGCATCACAAACCAATGAAGGAAAAAATTTTTCATAATACCCACCAATATGAGTTCCCCAAACAAATTCTCCTAAATGATTGTACTTAACAATAAACACTTCTTTATTTTCATCATCACCACTTAATAATAATTCATCAACTGGAACATTATTATTACTTGAATCATAAATATTTAAAAAATTACTATTACTTTCAGCTATAACATATAAATTATTATCTTTATCTACACATCTATTATTTTTATAACTTTTTTCATTATTCGTACCTGTTATTTTTGTAAAAAAAGTTTTAGATAAATTTTTATAATCAATAAAGCTTGTATTTGTTTCTAAATTTATTACGTCAATATCATCTCTAAAAGCTGATTGATGAATATTAACTTGACCAATTAAATTAATTTCTTTATTATCACCTAATTTACTTACATTATTTCCACTAAATAACATATTTCCTAACTTTGCTTTATCTTTTAGGATAATATTATCTGCAAAAATGTTTTTTGTTTTTGCAAATTTATTAACAGTTTCATCTATCGGTAAAGATGATAAGTCCATTTTGAAGTCTGGCATTTTTATTTTAATTAAAAAAAATTAAAAATAAAAAAAAATATTTATAAATGATAAAATGTCAATTCAATATATTTTAATTATTTCTTTGTTTTCTTTATTGATAGGTTTTCTTATCGGTTATTTCATTTCTAAAAAATATGAAACACCTTCAACTTCACCTAATGCTTTAAGTGATTCTTTAGCAAAAATCATTTTAGCAAGTATAAATAATCAAACAAGTGTCGAAGGATTTGAGGATGAACAAGTTACTGTTCAATCAATTTCACAATTATTATCAAGTGGTGATTTTACTTCATTAGAAACTCAATTAAAAGACAATTTAATTGATACATCATCACTATCATCTGATTTAACACAAAATGCTGAGACTATAGATCCAGATTTGATTCCAACAACTGACCCGATTAAAATTATCGCAGATACTCTTCAAACAGATGCTGAATTGGAAAAATTAAATGATGAATTGATATTATTACAAGATACTGTTAGTGATACATCTGTAGAATTAACAGATGATGAAAAAACTGAATTAAATCAACAAATTGAAGAATTACAAACTTCTATTGAAGAAAAACAAACGAAGAAAAATGAAATTTTAGGAAAATTAGGAATTCCATTAGAACAAGCAATTCAAAATGTTCCAGAAGATAAAGTTTTACATTTACAAGAAATTCAAAATAAAATTTTAATTAAACGTGAAAAACAAAAGAAGAAAAAGTTTGAAAAATTAGAAAAAAAATTAGGCGATAAAGTTAAAAATAGTCAAAATTTTAAAAATAAAAAAGAAACAGAAATAAATGAGAAAAAAAATATGTTGAACGACAAAATTATCAATTCAAAAAATAAAAAAAATTAAATTAAATTTATAGATGAACTAAAAATTGTTTACAATAAGGACATATAATACATAAATTTTCTTCCTCACCTCCACAATAGTCACAATCGACTTCTAAACATTTTTTTTTACTTTTATGAAAACAAATTCGACATAAATTATGACCACAAGATGTAAAAATTTTATTTTTTTCATAACAAACAACACATTCATCATCTCTATGTCCAAGAATCCATTTAGATAATTCTTTTTTTTCATAATTTTCAAATGAATCGATTGGAATGAATGCATCTAATATTTTACTATACATAAAATTTTTACGAAAATCATAAATATCTTTTAATAATTGTTTTAAACATTTCTGTTTATAAATTACATTAAATCCTAAAATCCTTATATAATCAAATTCTAATGAACCGTTAGAATAATTTAAATCTTGAAAATCATAACTATAATCAATTTTTTTCTCAAATGAACTTACAACACGAAAAATTCGACAAAATAAATCTTTAAAATACTCATTATTAAAACGATAACCAAAATCAAAATAAACTCCGAAATATGAGTTATCAAACTTATCCATATCTGTTTCTGGTGATAAATGATTAATAAGTGTATTTTCAATTATATTAATTGCTTCGCTTACTTCCATATCTTTATCATTTTTATATTCTTCAGTCATCTTAAAAAAATTTTAAAATTAAGTGAATTTTAAAAATTTTGTTTTCAATTTTTTTTATTTTAATAAACAAAATAATGAATCTTTTATTATCTATATTAATATTTTTATTACCAGCAATTATTGGAAATTTTCCTCTTTTGTTCTGTACAATGGATAAAGAAGCTGGTCAAAATGTAAAATTTAGACCTCCACCCATTGTTTTTTCAATAATTTGGCCAATTTTATATATTTTTATGGGGTTAACGTTTGTTTTATTTATTAATGAACAATACAAAAATAATTTATTATCTAATATAAATTTGATTTGTTATTTATTATTATTTACTTCATTAGCTTTATGGTTAGTCTTTTATTCTTGTTGGAAAGATAAAAAAAATGCTATTTATATAATTTTTTTAAGTATTATGTTTTCTTTATTATGTATAACAATGACAACAAATATTTATGCAAAAATTTTGTTAATACCATTAGTTGTTTGGTTATTATTAGCAAGTACATTAAATATGAATGAAGTTCTAAATCAATCTGAATCATAATCTGACTCATAAACAACTTTATTATCAGTTTCGATTTGTTCTTTCGATTTTATAAAAATAGAAATTTTACCTATTTCTCCGATATTTGATTTTAATAATAAAGGTTTCCCTGTAAAAATTTGAATATTATTACTTAATCCTGATAATTTTGTAATTTTATTTAATTGTTCTGTTAAAAAATCTTGACTGTATGTAACTTTATTTTCGTCTACAATATTAGAAATATCATGATTATTATCTTCATCATCACTTCCATCATCATTAAAACAAAATTTCTTTTTTAAAATACCACCAGCATTACAATTAAATTCTAGTTTGTAATTTTTTGCAGTAATATTAACGGTTGAACCTAACATACCCATATCTTTAATCATTTTTTGAAAGGCAGATGAATTTACAATAATTGGTTTTTTATAACCTTCTGGAATTTTGATATCTAAATTTTGAACATTTTGAATAGTTATATAAGATGTAGCACTTCGATCATTTTCTTTTGGAATTACATTAATACCTAACTCATTTGGTGATTTATCATCAATAAAAAGCTCTAATTTTTCTTTTTTCTTTATAGATTTACACATTCTAAAAAAATGAGACAAATTTAATCCTACATATAAATTATGAGGTAAATTAAATTTATAAACTTGAAAATTTTCACCGAACAATTCAACATCAATTAAAATCAATCTTTGACTATCCATCATTCGATAGAATATTCCTTTTTCATTTATAACAAAACAACCAGTCTTAATATTATTTGCTAATAATTCAGATAGCAATTTAATACGATATGCCTCTTCTGTTCTTGCTTTGAAAATAATTGTCATCGTACAAAAAAATATATTTACGTAAATAAATTACATTTTTAAATTAAAAATAATTTTTTTTTAAATTTTTTTCATAAAATAAATTATCAAATTTTTGCATATTTATCTATTTTTTTTCAAATTTATTAATTTTTTTTTATTTTTGTAAAACAAATTTAAAATAAAAATTTTTCTATAAAAATTACTATGTCCACTATTCAATCTAATGTTAATGAAATCAAAGAAATTAATTTAGAAATAAAGTTGTTACAAGAAAAAATTAAAAATTTGAAAAAAAGATCTACTGAGTTGGAGAGGGATATTTTACAATATTTGAATGAAAAAGAACAACCAGGTGTTAAATATCAAAATACAGCTATTGTGATTGAAAATCGTCAAAAAAATGTTATGAAAAAGAAAAAAGACGCAAATAATGAAATGTTAAAGTTTATAGCCGAACATGGTATTTCAAAACCAGAAGAATTTTTAAAGCATTTAAATAATATAAAAAAAGAAAATGTAATTGAAATGCAGAAAATAAAAATACAAAATTATAAAATATAATTAATTTTTAAAATTTATTATTTTAAAAATATTAAAAAAATTACACTTTGCTTGAAGATATAGGTTGTTCTGTAGGTTTATATGATATTAAACAATATAAAAAATAAATAAAAATTATTATCAATAAAACATTAAAAATAATCATGAAAATATTTCCACCGTATTTATTATAAGAACTTTCTTCTTTTATAATTGGAATATATGAAAGATCTTGTTGATAAATTAATGTATCAGAACATTTACAATCACATTCCTGAGGTTGGTTGTTGTTATTGTCTGTAATAGTATTATTCATAACTTCGTTAGATGATAAAATTCCACCTTCTAAATTTTTTCTATACATATTTTTTTTTATTTATAAAAATTTTTTTTAATTTTTTTGTCTTTTAAAATTAAGTATTATTTAAAAAATTATTTAATTTTTATAAAATAATATGGATTTTTTTAATTTTTTTTCTTTTTTAATTATTTCATCTTTTGTAACTAAATTTTTTTATAATTTCGAAGAAAATCTTAATTTCATAAATATTAAATATGATAAATGGAAAAGTTTAAATCAAATGGTTGCAACAAAACATAAATCTAAAGCAATTATAATTTTAGTTAGTATTCAGCTAATTTTACAATCATTTTGGTTACAATTTTTACAATATATTAATAATACAATTGTTAAAATTGATAATAATAGATTTGAACTCACATATTTTTTAAATGGAAAAACTTATAAAATGATAATAAAACCAGACAGAGGTCCATGTCCAATTTCATTAATTTTGGATGAGAATCAACAAAATATAACTGAAAGGATATTAATGTATTATGGACCGAATTATAATTGGAATCATCATAAATTTACACCTTATTTTTTCAATTGTAAAAAATTATATATTCAATTTATCAATGAAGATAAAATTGTTGAATATAATGAACATGATTACATTAAACATATTTAAATAACAAAATAATAATTTAAAATTATTTTATTTTTTTATAAATAAAGTAATTTTTTAAAAAAATATGGAAACTCAAGTATCAAATTTAATTAAAAGTAAATATAAAAAAAGTATTGAACAAAAGTATTGGGTAGTAAAGAATAATAAATTAATTTTTCATCAGTTTTTATCCCCAATCGAAGAACAACCACCTAAAAGATTCTCAATTAATAAAGAAAAAAAAAATTTAAAATTAGAAAATTTCGATCAAGATTTAGATTGGTATAAATTCGATGATGAATTTATAGAAATTTTAGTTAATTGTTATTTGATTGAAAATTTCAATTACTTTATTGATGAAGAAAATTTAGTCCACATTTACGAAGATAATAAATTAATTTTTAAAGGATATTTAGCATATAAAACGATTAGTAATTCTAATTTTTTATACACATATAATGATTACTTGAGAGAAATAAAATATTTTAAACAACAAGATGATGAAATTAGTTTATTAACATTAGATAAATTATTAAATAGTAATTTAGATAATAACTCAATAGAAAAAGGGATACAAACTTTTAATATTCAAATGAATGAAAATAATATACATTCCTATTCATTCAAATCAAATTTAAATACAGAAGAAAAAAAAGAATTATACGATAAATTAAAAAAAAAATATAAAACAAATAGAAAATTTTTTGAAGATATTTTACATGTACTCGTTTATTTATTTATACCAAATGATAAAACAGATAATATTTTTAAAGAAAGGTTAAGAAATAATTTTTATAAACAATCAGAAAGTAAATTAGCACCTTGTATTTCTTTTAAAGAAAATGATTTTTCTATTTTTGATTTAGAAAGAAAAGATAAAATTCCAGAAGTTTTTTATAATTCAGATGAATATAATGTTCAAATTGCTTTATATATAAATAATCAAGTTGAAAAATTTTGTTTTCTTTTAGGAAAAACCATTTACGAAACAATAAATAAAAAAATTTATAATTTACAAAATTTTGACTACAAATTTTTAAAAGTAAATGATGATGAAAAGTTTTTAAAAAATATTCAATTTATATCTTGGAAAGATCATCATTTAAAAAATAAAATTCCAGATAAAACCTTAGTTTATTTTCTGAATAAAGATCCTTCTGATAAATTTTCAAGCATTCCTTATAATTTAAAAAAAATATTTAAAAAAATTACAAAAAATCATGAAAATCAAGATGATGATGAAGATGAAGAAGTTGGAGAAATTCCAACTATAAGTGATGAAGAAAAAAAAAATTTAGAAAGAAAATTTAATTTTGAAAATATTGATGAAAAAGTTTTAATTCAAAAAAATAATATAATTTTAAGTTTATGGGAAACTTTAAAACAATTTAATGATAATAAAGATTTAGTTTCAATCTTAGAAAATTTTGAATTCAACAATGATGAAGAATATTTTAATCAAGAAAATTTATTTTTTAATGAAAGTAAAAATGAAGAAGAAATTCAAAAAGAAGATGAAGATATTGATAGTGTGAAATCAAAAGATGATAAATTAGAAAATTTAATGGAAGAAGAAGATTATATAGAAGATAAAGATTATATAGAATATAAAGATAATAGAGAAGAAGAAGATTATATAGAAGATAAAGATTATGAAGAAAATAAAGAAGATAAAGATTATGAAGAAGATAAAGATTATGAAGAAAATAAAGAAGATAAAGATTATGAAGAAGATAAAGATAACATAGAAGATAAAGATTATGATAATGAAGTTCCAATACATCATTATAGTGAAAATGACAAAGATTTTGATATACCTGAAGAAGAAATATTAAATACAAAGGGATTAATAAATTTAGAAAGTACTTGTTATATAAATGCTTCAATTCAAATGTTACGTAATATTTCAAATTTTGAATTTGATATTGATGACAAATTAGTTAAAAATATATCAAAAACAAATTCAAACAAATTACAAAATTATTCTATTGAAAAAATTAAAAATATACTCATAAGTTTTAAAAATTTAATTCAAAAACCAAATATTTGTAATAAAAATGATTTAGAAAATGTTTTATCGCCATTCTTAAATGAAGGAAAACAAAGACATGAAGATCCTCAAGAATTTTTAAATTTTTTTCATGATGTTTTTGTATTATTTCCAAATTTAAGTTATAATGATATAAAATATACAAAATATGTAGATGACAAAACAAATCAAACAAACATTATCGAAGGAAACGAACCTGGTTCAATCAAAAAAAACAGTGAAAAATTATTTTTTCTTATGTTACCAATCGAAGATCAGTATAGTAAAAAATTTAAAACAATTCAAGAAAGTTTTGATAATAATTTTTATAAACACAAAAAAACAGATGAAAAAAATATTGAATACTATGAAGATCGTATAAATTTAGATACCAATGAATATTTATTCATACTTTTACAACGAAGTATTGAAGGAAATCGAAAAATGTCTAATTCTGTTAAAGCAAATGATACTTTAAGTCTAACAAATGATAGTACAGTAAAGACATTAAAATATAAAAAATGTGGTGTCATCATACATACTGGACAAACTGCAGGTTATGGTCATTTTACATATTATTCATATGATACTAAGACATTTTTTAATGACACAGAAATTTCTTTTTTAGAATCAAAAAATGAAGAAAACAAATTAAATATTGATGAAAATGGTTATGTTTATTTATATCAAAAAATTAAAGAAGATATTATTGATTTAACAAAAAATGAAAAAGATGAAGATGAATTCAAAGAATTTTATATGTCTTTAAAAAATACTAATTTGGATATTTTGATAGATAATTTTAATGATTTCAAACAAGAAATTACAAAAATTAATGATTTTATTAAATTAAATTATTTAAGCAAATATAACACTATGAAACTTACAATGGATAAACCAAAAGTTTGGAAATTACTAAAAAAAGATGATGTTTATAACAATATAACGAAATTATATGAAAAAATTAGTGAAAAATTTTTTAATAAACAAAATGTTGTAGAATTTGAAAAATTAAAATTACATTTTTATATAGATGGTGAATTTATTATTTCCTATAATTTAAAAGCAAATAAAATGACTATATTTACAAAAAACAACATCACTATACCAAATGAAGAAAATTATACAAAATTTTTAGATACTTTTACAGGAAATTATGTATGGATCGAAACATTCCAACCTTTAAAACCTATATCAGTAAAATATAAAAATTTTTATGATATAAAAAATAAAAAAGACGGAAAATTAAATTATATTTTCTTTAAAAATTTAGAAGATGAAACAGATGATGAAATTGATGATGATGAAGATGAAAAAAATGATATTTATGAAGATGGTAATAAAATAATAAATAAAAAAAATTTATATAATAAAATGATTTGTGAATTATGTAAGAAAAAAATTTCTAAACCTTTATTTAAAACAAAATTGAAAGATAAAAATAATTATAAATATTTAACACTTTTATTTTGTTCTGTTCAATGTTTTTCTGCTTTTGAATTTGAAGAAGATAATTAAAAAATTATTTTTTTTATAAATTTAAAAAAAAAATAATTATATTTTCTATATAAAAAAAGAGTATTTTTTTTAATTATGAAAAATAAATCTCGTATAAAATTTTGGACAGATGACTTAAATTGTATTTTTAAAGATGTTCATCAATTGTTCCCTAAAAGAAATAAATCTTTAGAAAAAAATATGAATTGTTTAACTAGACTAATTTTAATTCTTTTTATTATTTTTATTATATTAGACTTTGATTTTAAAAATAATTTATTATTTTTATTTATAAGTTTATTTATTATAATTATTCTTTACAATAAACAAAAAAGACCATATATGATTGAAAATTTTGAAGAAGAAAAAAAATTAAAATGGGAAGATGACTTTCCACCAAAAGTTGAAGACAATTATTTTTGCGAGTCCAAAAGATTCAAACCAAGAATAAATTATACATGTGGGCAACCTGATGATAGAGATATTAATAAAGTATTTTTAATTGATAATAGAAATAATACACGATTAAATCCAAATACATCAATTTTCAATAAAAATTTTGAAAAAAAAACAAATAATAAAAGATTAAACGGTGAAGTGAATCCAAAAACTTTGATTCCTCCAATTATACCAAATCCTTTAGCTGACATTGAGTATTGGAGAAAAAATTCCGATATAACTCAATCTATTGTAAATAAAAAAAAACCTAGATATGATCCAATATCTGGATACAATGTATTAAGTGAAGAATATTTACAAACAGATTATATTAATAAACCAAAGCTTTCTTGTTACAAAAAAGTAAAGAAAATTAATCAAAATCAATTAGAACTAACACCTTCAGGTAGTGGTATGCAATTATTAAGTGAAATTTCACAACAACAATCTTTACCTCAAAAACAACAAGCCCAATTTGAAATTAAAGAAACATTCACTTTCCCATATGAAACTAATAATAATATTGATAAAAATTATTTAAATGATAGTAATACATTTTATAATAAATCAATTAAAAAAAATCCATATTTTAAAAATAAATATGCTACAAATATTGTAACTTCTAACATAAATGATGATTTGTATTTAGAAAATGATACTAATGAACCAATTAATTCTTTAATAGGAATTTCTGAACCAATTTATCAAGAAAAAAAAGAAAACGAAAATGAAATTATTGAACCTTTTGAAGAAGTAAATATGACAAATGTTTATGATCCTCGTTTTTATGGATATGGAACGTCATATAGGGAATATTTTGATGAAAATATTGGACAACCAAGATATTATTATGATGATATTGATGCTATAAAAATGCCAAATTATTTATCTCGTAATAATTTAGATGTTACACCTTTTGGAGATTCATTTGGTCCAATGAATAATGAAGGAAATATTTATACATCGGATATACATGGTCTCGCTGATCAACATTACATGGAATCAATGAATACTTTCCGTGATGAATTACAAGAAAGATTAATGAGAAAGAAAAATAAAGAAAATTGGCAAAGAAAACTTTATCCTATTCATAAAAATTTTAGAAGATAATTATTTTTTTTTTAATTTCATTATAAAATTAAAAAAATTTTAATAAACGTTCCATTTTGAATTGTAATAATTTCTATTCTGTTTTTTCAAAATAGTACCTAAAAAATATTCTCTAAGTTCATTTGTGTCTTGTAAAAAAGTCAATGTATTTTCTAAATTATTTTTTTGAAATTTTCGTTCATTAACAAATTTCACACTATTCATAGGATCTTTATAAATAGAAGATGAAATTTTATGATTATTAACAAAATTTGGTTTAGAATATTTATCTTCTAAAACAAATCGTTCTTTATCATATATAACATTTCCACCTTTAATTTCATCAAAATTATTGTAAGTAGTTGCTTTTACATATTTTAGGTCAGGAAATGTATATAATTCATCATTTATTCTAGGAACATTTCTTTTAATTTTCCAACATGAATAATCAATGATATCTATTTTTTTTACTTCTGAAGTCATAATTTTTTATTTTTATTTTTATTAAATTAAAATTTTATTTATTTTTTTTTAATAAAACAATGGAGACAAAAACAAAAATTATAATTTTTAGTAGTTCTTTAATAATAACAGTTACACTAATTGTATTTATTTATTTTTTTGTCATAAAAGATTCAACGAAAATTCAAAATATTAGTATTGATCAAAATAATATTATTTCACCTGAAGTAACGAATGAAATTACAGAAGATGAAATTAATAATCAAGAACCTGTTCAAACAACTTCAACATCTAAACTTGCTTCTCGAGTATCTGTTGATACGCAATCAACAGATTCACAATCTACAGATACACAATCTACAGATACGCAATCTACAAATATGCAGACTACAAATTTACAATCTACAGATTCACAATCTACAGATACACAATCTACAGATACACAATCTACATATACACAATCTACAGATACGCAATCTACAGATACGCAATCTACAGATACACAATCTACAGATACGCAATCTACAGATACAAATACAAATATACAAAAATCACCATTTGAAGAAAAAATTGCACCTCAAATTTATCCATATAATAAAATATCAAAACAAAATATTGAAGAAAAAAACGTCTTGTTTTTCATATCAACTTTTAATTTAAAACAAAATAAAGAAGATAATAGTAATCATATTATTCAAATTTTAATTTCAAGTTATAATAATATTGGAATTAGATTTTCAGTTGATAATTTAAACTGGAGTAAAACAAAAGTTTTTAAAAAAACAAATTTATCTTTATATCCTTCAATGAATTTTAATTTTAATAAAAATGGATTGTTTGAAACAATTGAAAAATTATCAGATTTAAATCTACCGTATAATAATTTTCGTTTTTGTTTTTTACGAACAAATAAATTTAATTCAAATCATATTCAAACAGTTTTTTCAGGTGATAATTTATATGTAAGAACTTTTAATGATAAAATTTCATCTTATTGGTATGTTATTTCAAAATCATTATTAAAAAATCAAAAACAAAAACAAATTTTAGACAAAAAGTTTTTTAATAAAGATATTATAACTACAACATTTTTAAAATTAAAAGATTTAAATTTACAAATTGATAATGAAGATGAAGAAAATCTTTGTTCAGTAGAAACTTATTACATAATAAAATCAGACAATAATGAAGTATTTTCTAATAGACATAATTATTTAATTCAATTTGTTTTTTATAAAGATAATTTTTTTATGAGATCATCAAAAGATGTAACATATTGGAACAGTTGGTTTAAATTTAATTAATTAAAAATTTTTATAAATATAAAAAAAATAAATTAATAAAAATAAATAAAAAATGAATTCAAAATTTCGAATGGATAGAAAAAATTATAATTATTTTGATACTTTATATTTAAATTCTTTGATGAGACATATAGCTTTACAAATTGGTGATTATAAATATTCTGCAAGAAATTCCGATATTAATGGTTGGTTAATTTGTGATGGACGAAGTTTATCTAAAGATGAATATCCTGAATTATTTGAAGTTATTGGAACAAATTTTGGTTCTGAAGATGAATTTTCTTTTAATTTACCTGATTTTCGTAGTCGTATAGCTGGCAGTATTGGTGATGGTGAAAATGAATTATCTATACGTAATATTGGTGATAGTATTGGTTCAGAAGCAGTTGCATTAACTACAGACGAATTACCAGCTCATTTACATAATGGAACAACAGATAATGATGGTTTACATTTCCACAATGCATCATCTGCTTTAGATGGACAACATACACATTCATCTTCTATGACAATTGATGGAAGCCATCAACATGGTGGGACAACTTCTACAATTGGTTCTCATTCACATACATACAATGATGCATATTTTGCTGAAAATACTGGTGGTGGAACTTCAATTTATGGTACAAGTGCAGGAACTGATACAGATAATAATTTTGTTTATCGAACAGCAGGTGGTGGTTATTCAAATACACCAAGTGATATTAATACTTCTTCATCAGGAACTCATAATCACATTATCTCATCAGACGGGTCTCATTATCACACTGTCACAATAAACGATTCAAACACACATTCACACGAAATCACAGTTGAAAACGATGGACAACATACACATACTTTTGCAACAGATTATACTGGTAATGGATCAGCACATAATAACATGCAACCAACATTATTTGGTGGAAATGTAATGATATTCGCAAAATTTTTACCTTTTGATAATTTACAACAATTATCTATTCCACCAATTCATAATTCAATTCATGGTTGTTAAAAAAAAAATAATAAATTTTATATTTAGAAAAAAAATATAAAACTTTTTTTTATATATTTAATTTTAATTATTATTTAATCTCACGACTTCATCAAATACCCCTTCAGTAACTTGATGAGCTACACATAAAACAATTTTATTTTCAAAATGTTCTTTTATTGTATCAAAAACAATTGTTGTCGTTTCTTGTTCTAAACTACTTGTACTTTCATCCAATAATAATAATGGTGTTTGAAAGATTTCATTTAAACTTAATGTAAAAGCTAAAATAACCCTTGCTAATTCACCACCACTTAAAGATGCAATATCAGCTTCTTCTCCATCATAGATAACATCTAAATTAATTTGTGGCTTACTATTCTTTTTAACTTCCTTAAATGTTGTTAAAGTAACAATCAACGAGTTTTCAGGAAAAAATTTCTCTAAAAAGAACTGAGCATGTACATTAATCGTATTAATAATATTTATCAATGCAATACTTTCAGTTTCTAAGATTTTTTCCTTAAACTTTAAAACTGATAAATATTCATCATTCTCAATTTTTTCTTGTTTTTCTAAGTTATTTTTCTTTTCTAAAATATCATCATATTTTTTCTTTTCTAATAAATAATTTTTATAATTTTCAATATCTTCTTTAGTTTTTTTCATTTTATTTAATTTTGTTTCAAATTCTGTTTTTTCTTCTTGTTTTTCTTGAATTCTTTTTTCAACAACATCAATATCTTCAATATCATCATATTTTTCAATGAAATCTCTCATAAAACTTTTTCGTTGATCTTCTTGACGCTTTTTTTCTAATAATAATTTTTTCTTATTCTCCTTTTGATGTTTATATTTCTCAAGAATTCGTTCATATTCACTAATTTTTTTATTCAAATCATCTTCATTTTTATAAAATTCATCAAAATTTTCACATTCAGATAATTCTGTTTCTTCATTTAAATATTCTTCTAATCGTTCTTCTAGTTCTTGTATCTGATCATCAAAATATTTTAGAGAACTTGAATAATTATTTTTTTTAGAGTTTAATTTTTTTAATTTTTCCTCTAAACCAATTTGTGTTAAAAAATATTTATTCATATCATTCAAAGCTTCTTGTATTTCAGCTTCTGACAAAATCTCTTCATAACTGTCTTCAATTTCTTTTATTTGATTTGTTAAAGATGATATTTGTTTTTGTTTTTGAGTTTTCTCACTAATTTCAATTAATAAATTCTTTTTCTCTTGATTAAGATTTAATAATTGTTTTTTTAACTCACTTTCATTTTCTTTTTGTAATTTATTGTCCACAATATCATTTTTTAAAAGAATTAATTGATTATTTTCATTCAAATTTAATAAAGTATGACAAGATGGACATGTATAACTTTCTTTTAATTTTTCAATTATATCTAATTTTCTTTTGATTTTCTCAATTTCTTCTTCTACAGAATGAATTTGTTCATTTAATTCTGTAATCGTAATTTTATTTTCTATATCATCTTCCAAATTTTTTAATTTCTTTTTTAAAAAATTTAATTGTTTCATATCATTCAAACTATTTTTTAAATCTTTTATATTCTCTTCAACATCATCCTTATCATATTCAACCCATAATTCATTCTTAATTTTAATTTTTTCTTGATTTATCTCATCATCTTCTTTTTTTTTCATTTCATTCATTTGATTTTTTTGACTTAAAAGTTGCTCTTCCAATTTTTTTTTCTCTCTTTGAATTTTTAATTTCTTACGATAATTTAGTAAATCATTATAATTTTGTTCTAAATTTTCATTATCTTCATTATCAATAGATAAATTATTCAATTGATCAATTAAATTATCAATATTATCATCTTTATTACTTAAATTTGTTTCTAAAATTTTCAAATCATTCTTTTTTAAAATATTTTTTTGTATTACTGTTTCTAAATTTTTTAAAGTCTCTAAGTATTTATCAATCCTTGATGTTGCATTATTATAAATTTCATCAATTTGACCTTCTTGACTTTTTTTAAAAGGGAAACTTACTTTTTTTGGTTCAACCAAGGATGTTTCTAATATATTCGTAATAATATTTAATTCTGATTTTACCTTATTATAACAATCATACTTTTGTTTCTCTAAAATTTTAAGATCATTTTTTATTTTTATTAAATTAATATCTTTAAAAGCAAACATTTCTAAAAATTGTAATTTTTCAATTGGCGACATAATTATAAAAGAATTCAAAGCATTTTGTGCTATATATCCAGTTACATTAAAGCAATCACCAAATTTTTCATTAATTACATTCTGTGCAACATCATCTTCATAAATATCATTAACAATTAATCTTTTTGGTTTGCTCGTTCGAATAATTTTCATATCTTCAAAATAAAAATGAACTTCACAACCAGGTTTTTGTCGTTTTACTATATTTTTTCCAACACCGTATAAAGCATAATTTATTCCTAGTAAAATAGTACTTTTACCATAACCAGATGGTGCAGAAATAAGAAAAAAACCTTTTTCATCAAATTCAAAGGTTTTATCTTCATATACACGAAAATTTTTTAAATAAATTTTCATTATTTTTTTCTTCAAAATATTTTGAAAATTATAAAAAAAATCAATTTTTATAATGTTTTAAATAAATTAAATAATTAAAAATTAAAATGGAAAATTCAAAAATTCTAATAATTATTTTTAGCTTAATCGCATGTGTTAGTATTGGTTTAAGTATGTATTCAGTTATGTTTAAACAAACTTCTGAAATTAATTGTCCAAATAATTGTCCTATAGGCCCACAAGGTGTAACAGGACCGCAAGGTCCGATTGGTTTTACAGGACTACAAGGTGAAAAAGGTGAAAAAGGTGAAAAAGGTGAAGATGGATATTCATTTCTTTCAGGTATAAATGATCCATTAATTACTATAGGAAAACTAAATGATACTTACTTAAATTTAATTACTGGGAAAATTTATAAAAAAAATGAAAATGAATGGGTACAATTAGGTTCATTATTAGGTCCTAAAGGAGATACTGGTCCTACAGGTGAGAATGGAAAAAATGGAACATCTTTTCTTTCGGGTGAAGAAATACCATCGATGATTATTGGAAATAATGGAGATACATATTTACAAACAAATGGTAATATTTTTAAAAAAATCGATCAATTACAATGGCAACAAATTGGATTTATTACATTACCAAAATCACCTAGTATTTATTTTACTCAAAATTATGAAATAGATAAAAATTTACAATATATAGTTGATGATGTATTAGTTGATTTAAATTCAACAAATATTTATAAAAAATCTTACGAAGGAAATTGGGAAAATATAGGAAATTTAAGAGGTCCAGCAGTATTTACTGGTACTCTAAATCCAATAATAAATTTTGTTGATTTACCAGAAACGGAAACAAATGATGTTTATTTGAATATTACAACAGGACAAACATGGAGAAGAGATAGTTTTGGTAATTGGATTGAATTTGATTCTTTAAGAGGACCTACTGGTCCTACAGGTGTTACTGGTGGTATCGGACCTACTGGACCTACAGGTGTTACTGGTGGTATTGGACCTACTGGTCCTACAGGTGTTACTGGTGGTATCGGACCTACTGGACCTACAGGTGTTACTGGTGGTATTGGACCTACTGGTCCTACAGGTGTTACTGGTGGTATTGGACCTACTGGTCCTACAGGTGTTACTGGTGGTATCGGACCTACTGGACCTACAGGTGTTACTGGTAGTATCGGTCCTACTGGTCCTACAGGTGTTACTGGTAGTATCGGTCCTACTGGACCTACAGGTGTTACTGGTGGTATCGGACCTACTGGTCCTACAGGTGTTACTGGTAGTATCGGTCCTACTGGACCTACAGGTGTTACTGGTAGTATCGGACCTACTGGTCCTACAGGTGTTACTGGTAGTATCGGTCCTACTGGTCCTACAGGTGTTACTGGTAGTATCGGACCTACAGGTGTTACTGGTGGTATTGGACCTACTGGATCTACAGGTGTTACTGGTAGTATCGGACCTACTGGTCCTACAGGTGTTACTGGTAGTATCGGACCTACAGGTGTTACTGGTAGTATTGGTCCTACAGGTGTTACTGGTAGTATTGGACCTTCTGGTCCTACAGGTGCAACGGGTGGTATCGGACCTACTGGACCTACAGGTGTAACTGGTAGTATCGGACCTACTGGTCCTACAGGTGTAACCGGTGGTATTGGACCTACTGGTTTTACAGGACCTACTGGTCCATATGGTCCTACTGGTAGTGGTGGTATTATTTTCGATCGTATAAACTTTCTATATCTACCATTTAATTTACCTGCAATAATTAATCCTATACAATATATTTTATATTATCAACCAAAAGACGCAGGACAGGTTATTTATGAAAAAGTTTCTTATTCATCATTACAATTAGAGGATATGATAGAAATTAATCCTAATATGTTGATTTCATTTTCTACAACTCCAACATTTGTAATTTTAACAACAAATTTAACTATAACTTTTGATAAAGTAACAACTAATAATACTTTAACTTTTACAAGCGATACAGTTATTCCAACTCAAACAGCCTTAAACCCAAATACAGGGGAAACACTAATTAGATCAGCTAAAGATGCATATAATTGGGGATATTGGACGATGTATATAGATCGAAAAGTTTCCCAATCTAGAAGTACAAAAATTATTCATATAGAAAATGTAAATGCATTAAATTTTAATATTAATGAAATAAAAATTTTCGATAATGACGATAAGTTAATTTCAAATAATTCAAAGTTTTATCTTTATGATAAATTAACTGGACAGACATCTGCAAATCAAATTACAACATTGAATGATGATAATATTTACAATGTTACCACCATAAATGGAAATGATGCTATTAGAGTTGTATTTGGTAGAGAAATGTTCATAGGAAGAATAATTATAAATCCAAATTTAACAACTTCAACAAGTAATTTGAATTACAATCCTAATAATTTAACAGGTTTAACGATAAAATTTATATCAGTAGATCCTCTTACTTCAATAGAAAGAGAAGATTACGTTTCTGATGCTTTAAATGAGTCAGATATTTCGTCGAATGATAAATTCTATGTATGGTCAAATTATGTTGCAAATTCATCTTGGTCGTCTAGTTTAAAACCAGAAAAACCGATAGAAAGTTTTTTTATTACTTCTCAAGATAATAGTGGTTCTGGAGCTACAGGTTCATCTGGGACCGTTTATTATGTAAGAAAAAGAGATAGTAAAGATGTCAATATTTCTTCAACAACAATAAATTCAGCATATTATGGTACTAGTTTATTCACAGGAATATCATTATATAATGTAGATGGAACTATCGATGCACAACCTTTTTATTATGATACGACGTCATTTTATTTGAGATGTGCAGATAATCCAAAATTTATTGTAGCAAAAAATTTATCGACTGAGAAATATGAATATTTAGATGTAACATCACCAAGTTTTATTCCAGATTCTTTTGATTATCAAACCAGAATTGTTATAAATTCTCCTGGAAATTCTAATTTTATTATCAAATCTTTTTCATCTAATAAAACTGCAAATATTTCGGAAACGGATTCTGAAAGTGGATTATTTTTTTGCTTAACTTCTAAAGCAGAAGAAACAGGAGTACAAGATAATAAATGGATAAGTTTATTTAATGCAAAAAGTTCCGATTTGAATTATGATGGTAGTACGAATTCATCAACTAATCAAGAAAGTAAAAAAAAATACATTTTGAATTTTTTTAGACCTTATTTTTCTGCTGTACCAGCTACATCTACTTTATCTACTTTTGTTACTGTTACAAGTACAAATACAATAAAAACTGAAAATATAAATAATAATAATAATTTTTTGTTAAGTGTTGGATCAACAACAAACAGTGTTAGGCATACGTTAGCATATTCACCTGATAGTGGTTCAAGTTGGTATGGTTTAGGAACTACGATTTTTACTGTTAGAGCAAATTTTGTTAAGTATGGTGGAAATAAATGGGTTGCTGTTGGAGAATCTATATCACCAGCTCATACTATTGCTTATTCAACTAATGGAATAACTTGGACAGGATTAGGTAATACAATTTTTTCAACAAGAGGGTGGACTCTTGAATATGCAAATAATTTATGGGTTGCTGGTGGTCAAGGTACTAATACTTTAGCATATTCTTCAGATGGAATAAATTGGACAGGTATAACAAATACTATATTTACTTCATGTTATACTGTATGTTATGGAAACTATTTTAGTAGTAGTTTAAATAATTTTGTAAGAAATTGGGTAGCTGGAGGTTATGGTAATTTTGCCTTAGCTACTTCATCTGGTGGAAAGAATTGGGTTGGGAAAAGTGGAATAAGTTTAAGTTATACTCACGCTGTAACATTTGGTAATAATTATTTTGTAGCTGGTGGTCAGAACTTCTTGTTGTCACCTACTATTACTCTTATATTTTCTACTGATGGAGGTGCAAATTGGACAAATAGTGGTAATTTAATTTCTTCAACTGTATATACAATTGCTTATAAAGAAACAACTTCAACATCAGAAGTTGCTTGGGTTATCGGAGGTGAAGGTTCATATCATGTTCTTGCAACATCACCTAAAAATGTAACTTCGTCGAGTTGGACTGGTAGAGGTGGAACAGCTATTTTTACAAGAGTTCGCAATATCGTATATTTCAACACATCTTGGATTGCAGTTGGAACTTCTAAAATTTATATATCACCCAGTTCTGTTGCATTGTCACCTGATGGTATAACATGGACAGCTATAAGTTCTTCTAGTAACATATTTACAGATTGTTATGCTTTACATTATATGCCACCTACAGAAAATAAAAGATCAGATAAAAATACATGGCAATTTGAAAAAAAAATGTTAGTTGGTGCAAAAACAGGTGATGATGCCCCCGATACAAATTATCCAGAAAATCATTTACAATTTATAACTTTTACAAATAATTTTATTATTGCTTCAAGAGTTTATAATAATTTTTTTTCAAATTCACAACTTATGCCTTCTTTATCATCAGATTTTCAAGATTCAACAACAGCATCAGTAGATGATAAACAAAATAAGTTTACAAGAACTTTTTTAGTAGATAAATGTGTGACAGCAAGTAAAAGACAATCTACTGATCCATTAAATTATTTTGATTTTAAAAATATATTGTATATCGATAAATTTCCAGATACTGAAAAATATTTATTAGTATATAATGAAAATCAAGATTTAATTATTTGTGAAAATCCTTTAAGGAAATTTAATACACCTATAGCGAAAAATTCTTCGACTTATTTTGAATTTCCACTTTTGGCTTCTTTTGCAATTACAAATTTAAATACAACATCAACACCATTATCTGATGCTAAAATTACATCAAATACACAACTTTTTTTTCTTCCTACATCAAGGCGACTAAAACCTGATGGAAATAATATAGCAAATAAAACTGATTTAATATCTACATCTTCATATGAAATTGATAATAGAGCAACAAGATATGTTTATATAATTTGGAATTATACTACTAGTACAGGTGAAACTAAATCAATTTACACATATACATGGTTTGCTGAAAGTTACTTAGATACAACTAGTGCAAAAAACATATTTTTTTATAAAAATTCAACTACAATAGATACAATTAATAGTATGATAGTAAGTGCTGTTTGTTTAATTGAATTAGACTATTTTTCATCAGATGGTAGAAGATTAAATACTTTAATTGTCGTTGGAACAACGAATGGGAGAGTTTTATTTTTAAATGAACAATTAAATGAAACAGGTAATATATCTCAATTTCAAGTATTTGGCGATTATAATTCATCTGATAATTCAATATCAAATGTAGACATAGACAATTTATATATTAATAAAATAATTTATCATAAAGAAAGTGAAAGTTTATTAGTTGCATCTAATAATATTATTAAAAGAATTAAAGTACCAAGTTTTAGAGCAAATCAATCATCAATTGTATCAACAGATGTAAATTATAGGACTATTGTTGATGGAATATATACAACAAATACATTTGGTGGAAATAGATTCAATCCATTAAAAAATGAGTTTGTTTTAGAAGAATTTCAATGTAAAACATCTTATTCAGCGTCATTACCTACTATTACTAAAAAAGGATTTAATGAAATTTTAGTTTTTGATGATTATACTTTGATAGCATATCATAGCGACCAAAATTTGATTTGTAAGTGGAGGATGAATTCTTCAAATGATAGAAAATATTCAGTTTCCAATAATTCATTAAATTTAAGTACTTCAAGTGAAATTTTTTATCTGGATAGTTCAAATTGTACAACAAAATATCATACAGGTGATAATGTATTATCATCCTTTGTGAAAAGTCAAAGAAATTATTTTAAATATCCAAATATTACAGCTACTTTTACTGATATGGAAACTACACAAATTCCTGCTCGAAATAGTCTAAGAAAAACAATAGATTCATATTCTTTTATGAATTTTCATTCATTAGGTTTTATAACTTCATTAATTAATCCACAATCTTTACAAAACTTTTATGATAAAAGAAATATCATGTCAAAACAATATACAATTATGACAGAATCTTCTTATCCATTTAACTTAATTACTTCATTACCAACCGATTTTACCAAAACTTACTCAATTATATCATTTCCAGTGAGAACAACAACGAGTTTTATTGAAAAATTTAAAAAAGACGATAGAAAAAAAACTAAAACTACTGAAACTTTTATAGAAATTGTTAAAAATAATAATAATAATAATAATAGATATAATAAATATAAAACTTTACAAAATTATAATTTTTAATTTTTTTGTAACAATAGTATAAATAATATATATTTTAAAAATGTTTTTAGAACAAATTAATAATTATAATTTTCAAGATAAAATAAATTTATTTTTTATTTTACTTTTCATGATTATTTTAATTATTTGTTTTCCAAAATTTTTATATAGTTTCATTTTGCTTTTTACACTTTCATTAATTTTAATTATATTTCAAGTAAAATATAAAGATTTTTTTCCAAAAAACAATAGTTGGAAGACATATATTGTAGGTTTTTTTAGTTTAATATTTCTTTTAATAATCATAACTAATTCACGAGAAGAAAATGAATCATCATCTAAAGATGAAAGCAATTCAGAAGAAATTGGTTATAAAAATGTAGCAAATGATGCTGGTTTTATAAAATTAACTTTTCCTTCAAATTCAAAACCTGAATTTTTGTCATTTTTTGTACAACAACAAAAATTAAAACCAAAAAAATATTTAAGAAAATTAGCATTATATAATTTAATTAAAATTAGTAATTGTAAAAATCAATCGCAAATAAATTCTTTGATTTTAAATGATACTTTACCAGAAAAAGACTTAGATTCATTTATTGAAGATAATTTATTAAGTATAGTTTTATACGATACAAATTTAGATTTATCAGATTCTAAATTGAAAGATGAATTAAATGAAAATATATATAATAAAATAAATGTAAATTATAATCAATCATTACTAAATGAATTAATCTCTACTATGAATACTGACTATTTAATGACGAAAAATATGAAATTTTTACAAAAAGCTTTTATAATACAAATATATGAAAATCAAGAAATTGACTTAGCAAAAAAATTGGATGTTTTATCATGTTTAATTTTAATTAATTTGATGGATAATTTAAATTTAGAATATTTATCAGTAGAAAATATAGACTTAATTAAAAACGAAATATTATTTAGTTCTGATTTATTAGTAAATACGTTGAAAATAAATAATACCATAAATTTAACTGATTTAGTGAATAAAGTGATAAATTATTATTTTGAATCATTATATGAAATTAAATCAACAAAAATAAATGATAATGAAATTATTTCAAATTATTTAAAAAATAATTATTTTTATAATGATAATCAAATAACTGATTTTTTAAAAGATTTAACAAAATTAAAATTAATAATAAAATCGAAAATATGTTAAAAATAAAAATTGAAAAAATTGAAAAATAATTTTACAAATATTTATAAATTTTAAAAAACAAAGATAAAGGTAATAAAATTGAAAAATAATTTTATTATGCAAAAAATTGAATTTAATTTTTTTATTTTTTTCATAAATTATAATTTTAGAAAAATGCCTTGCTTGAAATTCTTGAATGAATATTTTACAACCTTTATTGTCAATAAAGGTGGTGAAGATTTGAAAAAAATGTGGTTATCCAAAGATAATCAAGATGAATTGAAAAAAGTTTATAAGAAGAAACGTGATAAAATCCCAAAACGTGAGACTCAAGGTCCTAAGAGAAATTTGAATGCTATGATTTTATTTTCAAATGAGCAAAGAAAAAAGGATCTAGCTGAAGGTATTAAGCGCAAAGATGCCTTTAAGTATTATGCTGAACTTTGGAGAGAAGTAAAAGAGAAAGATATTGAGACTTACAAAAGATTTAAGGATCTATCTGACAAGGAAAAATTAAAGTATCAACGTGAAAAAAATAAAAATCTACCTAAAGAGATTGTAAATTGTGGATTTACTTATGTTTTGAAAGAAACTGATGAAGAAAATGAAGATGATGTCGATGATGATTCTTCTTCATCTTCTGCAAGTTCATCAAAAAATTAAAATATTTTTTTGTATAATAAAAAAAATTTGAAACATTATAATAAATTTATAAATTCTTTACTTTTATCTTTCCAAGATAAATTAGAAGCCCATTGATAATTTTTTTCGATAAAAATATTTCTTTCTTGAACATTTTCAATATAATAAAATAATTGTTTTAGGATTTCTTCTTGATATGTTTTTTCATAATTTTTTCCAAATTTTTCGATATCAATTAATATTCCTCGATCATTTACGGTGTCATTCAATGAACCGAGTTTAGATGTTAATATAAAAGTTTTAGAAATTGCACTTTCTAATGCTGTTAAACAAAATGTTTCAACGAAATTTGTTGGATATAATAAAAATTCAGCAGATTTAAATGTTTCAGCTAATTTTTCTTTCGAGGTCCATCCATGGTAAGTAACATTATATTTTTTAAAATTTTGTAAATATGTAGCTAATAGTTTCTTCACTTCTTTCATTTCTTTTTCACAAACACTATTGACCCACTTATTATTTATGTCACAATGAATATGTAATGATGCTATAGGATATTTATTTATAATTTCTTCCCAAATTTGTAATAATTGAAGCAACCCACGATGTGGAAATGATGAATACACGAATTTTAGAGGAATTTTTTTATCGACATTTTCTTTAAATTGGAATAAATTTGTATCAATACCATAACCGAAAACATCAGTTTTATATTTTAATGTAGAAAACATTTGATCAAAGAAATTTTTATGGAAATTAGATAAAAGTAATATTTTTTGTAATTTTTTGTCATCAATAATAATTTCACCATTTGGTATCATGTCATGTAATATTAAATATACATTTTTTATGTTAATACAATTATATAAGGCTGGTAAGTATTCTGGATATCTTGAAACAATACAATAATCAATTATATTATTTTTAGCAAATTCTGAAAAATTGTATAATTTATCATAATGAACATTATTAAATGTTTCAGGATTTTCACAATTACAAAAAACAAATACATCATATACTCCATTTTCTTGAATGAATTTTGCCATTTCAATAATAAAAGTTTCAGATCCACCGATTCCTTTTTTTAAAATATCTTTACCAGTCCAAGTTGAGAAACCACCATCAACATGAAATACAAGTTTTTTCTTGTTATTTTCATTAATTGAATATGATGTGATTTTATTATAATTATTTATATGTTTAAAAATTTTATTCCAACATTTCACTGTATAATATTCAATTTCATTTTCTTTTTCTGGATTATTTTTCAAGAAGAAATTTGAAACTTCTTCTCCTAATTTAAAATTACATAAACGGAAACATAATTCTGTTAAAAATTTTGGTAAAAAATAAAAAGATAAAGTTGGTTTCAAACTATATTGACAATGTACTGGATAACCAATTTCATAACCTAATTTCATATATTCATAAGCTTTTTTATAATCATTTTGTAAGTAATGATGAATACCAATAAAATATATACTATCCGGACGTGATTTATCCATTTCATACGCTCTTTCATATAATTTTAAACATTCTTCCCATGGTTTATTTAATTTAAAATTGCAAATGCGTGCAGCTTCAAAACAAGCATCGATTTTTTCCTGTAAAAACCCCTCATCATCATGTTCTAATCTTTTCAAAAAGTATGTTAAAGCTAACTCATGTTCTTCTAATAGATTGTAAGTTTGTCCTAAATAATATAAAGCACGTGAATCATTTGGTTCTTCTTCAACCATTTCTTTTAAAATTTTTATATCATATTGTTTTCGATCCATTGTTCTTTTTTCCATATAATCACAACGAAAATCAAAAATATGTCCATGATGAATTGGAATTATTACATTTACATTATTTTTTGGATCAATGACTTCATGTAATTTATATTTATAACGTAAATTCGATTGAGATTTTATTATACGATTTGATCCATATTCAGTATCATTGCTTTGAATGTATAAAGAGAATGAATCACTAAACTGATCACCACGAACAACAGTTAAAAATTCTTTTAGTTGTTGTTTAATCATATATGTATCATCTAACATTATAATAAATTTACAATTTTTAGCAGCTAAATCAAGACAACGATTTCGACTATCACGAAAATTAATAAAAGGTTCTTGATATAATTTCCCTTTTTTCTTATTAACTAAAACATCATTTATTATATTAATAGTATTATCAGTACTACCAGTATCTAAAATAGTCCAATAATCAAAATAATTTAAATTATTTATTAAAATATCTCGAAATTGGTCTCCCGCATTCTTTACAATCATCGTCAAATGTAATAAATTATCAAAATCGAGTAAATTATCATTTTTTATAAAAAAATGAAATTCTTGTAAAAAATCTTTTATATTGTTTTTCTTAATAAAAATTTTTACATTATAATCCATACATTTTGATAAATCATATGAATTATAAATATTTTCATTGAAATATAAAAGTTGTTCATTATTTTTATTAAAATTTTCATAAATAATAATTGAAAATTGTTCTAAAAATTCATTTGGTAATATTTGATTTGTATCGAAACTATTATAATAAAAAATTTTTTTATTTTGTTTGGTTTCAAATAAATTTTCTAATTTTTTAAAATTATGAAACAAAAATAAATTTGTATTTTCTTCCAAAATATTTTTATTTCTCAAAAAATTATTTTCTTGTAATGTATTATCTGATTTAATGAATATATTATCAAATTTATCATAACAATTCAATGGAATAAAACCACCATGATTCAAATGATTAATAACTAAAAAAGAATTAGAGAAATTTTTTATCAAAGTTAACTCTTTTAATAAACCAATGATTCGTTCAAAATAACCAAGTGATGATAATATTTGAAGATTGTTAAATTCGTTATGAGGTACAAGATTAAATTCACTTTCTAATACACTGTAAGATTTTTTATTTATATTAATTATTTTTGAGTTCATAATTATTTTTTTTTTAATATAATAAATTGTTTCTTAAATTTTAATTTTTATTCATTTTTACATTCTTCTGAATAAGAAATATCATTTAATTTTAAATCTTTAATATCAAAACGTAATTTCATTATATTTGAATAATGAAATTTTAATAAATTATTTTCTGAAAATTTTTCAAATATTTCTGATTTTTCATTTATATAAATAGAATCAATGTTTAAATTCTCATAACTTTCGTCATAAATGAAGTCTTCATTGTCATAACAATAATATCCTCCCAAAGAATCAGATATATATGCAATTGTATGATAATAAACATTTTCTTGAGTTTCTGATAATAAAAAACATGAAGTATCAACGGTAAAATAAAAAATATCATTAATAGATGTTTCATAAATAAATATTTCTTTCACTTGTCTTGTTGTGAAATATAATTCAAAAAACATTTCGAATTGATCATTTTCCCCTAATGGTAACCATCTTTTTTTCTCAACACATCGCTTAATGTGTCGATTTTGTAATGTCAATAAAAATAAATTCATTATTTTATTTTTTCTCATCAAAACAAAAAATAAAAAAATCAATTTTAATAATATTTTGTTATGTGATTTATTGGAGAATATACATGAATAGATACTGATATATTATTTTTATTATTATTTATTATATCATGTAATCCTATATTATTATCAATATATGTTATTTCATTTTTTTCAATACATTTAGAACTAAATAATTCTTTTGTTTTTACACCATATCGATTTTCAGTTAATGAACCTTCTAATAATTTTAAAAAACAACCATTTTCTGAATGATCATGAATATTTGATTGAACATCAATATTCCATGTTATAATAAAAATTTCGAAAGATTCATTTCGATAAATAAGTTTTTTTGTATATTTTTTATTTTTATCAATTTCAATATATTTTTTATAATCATCCTCATCATATAAACTTAAAATTTCCTGAACATTATTGTCTGACGAAGAATTAAAACGAATATATTTAAATAAATTTTTTAAATTCATTCTTTTTATTTTATTTTTAATTTTTTTGTTAATTTTTTAATTTTTTCATCTATAAATTCGAAAACATCATCTCGTATGCTAATTTTCATATTATAGCAATTTTTGATATATCTATAGATATTTGAACTCAAATTTTTTTTTTCTTTTTCACCCAAATAATTTATATAAATTGACCATCCATCTTTTTTTTGTGATTCTATTATTTCTAATTTAGACAAAATTTTTGATTCATCATAAAACTTTTGTATTATTTCATTTTCATAAATTTGATTGAATAACTGTAAAAAATTTTTATCTACAACATATTTAGAATCTTTGTAAATTTTAGGATTCATATAATGATCTATATGAATATATAAAGATATCACAAAAAACGAAAAATCCAACAAATAATTTGGCTTTTCATCATTTTTATTTATAAATTCCGTAAAAAAAGATGAACAAATTTGTGTTTTATCATACTCAAGATATGAATTACCTAAATCAATTAAGTAAATATCAATATCTTTATTTTTTTTTTCTTTGAGATCAAATACAATATTATTAATTTTTAGATCTCCATGTATGAAATTAAATTTTGCCAAAAGTTTTAATTTGTTAATAATTTTTTGAAATAATAAATAAATATTTAATGTGGTTTTGTCATAATATCTTCTATTTTCTTTTAACAAGTAGTTATTCATATCTTTCGCAATAAATGAAATGAAAAAATCTTCAAATAATTGTTTTCTCGGTAATATTGCACCAAATTGTTTATTTTCATTGATAAACAAAATTTTACTTGGTTGCAAAATTACATGATGAAATTTACTATCTGTTTCGTCTTGTAATGTTTTTGATAAACAATAATTTAAAATATTTTCAAATTTTATATCATTTTGATCAGTATCTTTATCAATTTTACTTATACGGAGAATTTCAGAACCGTGTTTGTTATCATATAATGTTGTATAAATTTTATTTTCAATTATTGTATCTTCTAAATATGAAAAATTGATATCTTTCATATTTGTAATTTTAAATGAATGAAAGAATTTGGTATGATAACATTCAAATATTTTATAAATATTATTAAATGTTCCATATGATTCTAACAAACAATTATAAATTAAAAAATTTGTTTTGTCTTCAATAAGTAGATACAATTGTTTTTTATTGTAATCACTTTGTAATGTAAAACTATTAAATAATGAAAATTTTTCATTATCGAAAGTTTCCGTTTCAATTGATTTTAAATTTATCAATTCATTAAATGATAACATTTTTTTTTAATTTTTAATTAAAATCTTAATTAAAAAAAAATTCAATTTTTTGTTTCAAAAGAAGAAGAAATTTTTAAAAATAATTCAAATTGTTTTTTCATTCTTTCTTTAAGAATTGGTAATTGCTTTGTTTGATCTGAAATGTTATATGAACGAAAACTGGGAAACCATTTTTGTTTATGTTGTCTTAGTTTGAATGTAATATCATTTATATTAGTTTCTAATTCTTCAAGTGTTGTTTTTAATACTTGAAGACACATTATAACAGATTTGCTTTTCATTGTTTCATAATTTTTTTCTTCAATAAATGTTTTTATTATATTGATTTCATTTAATATATCAACTAAATTCAATAATTGTAATTCAGGATCTCCTTTAGTTATTGTTTGTAAATACCCAATACTTGAAATTAAATTACTTGTAATACTGACAGTACTACGAATAATGATTTCTGGATATAAAATTGTATTTGCAACTAAAGATAACATATTTTTTTATTTTATTTTATAAAAGTATAAATTTAAATTAAAATTTAAATAATATTTACATTATCTTAATAAAAATGAATTATATAAAAATTAAAAGTTTTGAAGTTAAAATGAATTATATTTTTCAAGATGAAAAAAATAAAAATCAAAATATTATTCATCTTGAATTTATTATAAATGATAAACATATGTTATTGTATCCATGTTATGAAGAAAATCTAAAAGAAATTTTAAACAACTTTAATGACATAATTAAAGGAAAAAATAAAACAATTACTTTATTATTTAATGAAAATTATAATTTTTTAAAATTTGAAAAGAATTTTATTGAATTTAGTTTATTAAATGAAACGAACAAAAATAATATTCGAATTAATCAAGAATTCAAAATGATTTTTGAAAATAATAATATTGTTAGAAATGGTTTAAGAAATTTTATATTAAAATATAATTTATGAAAATAGAAAAATTAAAATATTTAGAACCAACAAAAAAAGATTTAATTTTTATTATTCCTTATTTTAATTATTGTAATGATAAAAATATGAAAAATAACATTTTATTTGTATCAAATTTATTATATGAAAGTAAAATCCCGTTTTATATAGCGGAAATTTTGATAAATAATGATATATCAATATTTGAAAAAACTAAATATTATGATAATATTATTTTATTTAGAACTAATTCATATCTTTTTTATAAAGAAAATATTATAAACTTAATGGTAGAAAAAATTAAGAAAGAAAATATTTATAACAAAGTAGGTATATTAGATGGTGATATTTTATTTATGAAAGATAACTGGTATGATCAAATATCTAAAAAATTAGATAAATATGATATTTGTCAACCATATAATTGTGCGTTTTATTTAAAAAAAGATTCTATAAATTTATTTCAATATGATAATTATATATTAAGTATTTTGAAAAATGAAAAAGATGGACATCCAGGTTTTATTTGGTGTTTCGAATTAAGTTTTTTTGATACTTTTAATTTCTTTGAATATACAATAATTGGAGGTGGTGATCGTGTTTTTTCGAATATTTTATTAATTCAAAAATATGAAAAAGAGAATTATTTTTCTATTTCTTTAACAAATTATTTATCTAAAATAAAAAATAAAAATTTTTCAAAATGTTTTTGTGATATGAAGATTTATCATTTATTTCATGGAGAATTATCAAAAAGACAATATTCAACAAGAAATGAGTTATTAATCAATTTGTTAAAATATTATAATAAAAATGATATTTCAGAATTATTAGAAAAAAATGAATTTGGATTATTACAATGGAAAAAAGAATATTTAGATTATAGTAATTCAATAATGATGAAGTATTTCAATGAAAGAAAAAGTTTATAAAAAATGAAATTTTATAAAATATAATTATTATCTTTTTTCACAATTTTTCCAGACCATAATTTCTTTTGTGTCCAATCTTCATCTTTTTCGGTCCAAAATGGATGATTTTTATTTAAACCTAATGGTAAAAAAACAATCAAAGCGAAATAAACACTACCTGAATTAGAATATACATCTGCAATTTCTGGTTGATAACCATTAAATCCTAATTGTAAATATTCTTCATCATTTATTTTAAACATATTTTTTATTACAGTAGTTAGTGCATTACGAATTTGTCCATAAGATATGTTAGACGAGATTTTTTTATTAAAACATGAATAAACTAAGGCATGAAAAATTGCAGTTCGATAAACAGCACTTCTACCAAATATCGGAAAATATCCTTCTGGAGAAATTAATCTTTCTAAAAATTCGGAATATCGTAATAATTTTTCATATGATTGATTATACTTTTTCAAATCATTTAATTGTTTATAAATTTCACATAAAAATGGTAAGATGACAAATGAATTGTAATAATCCATCTTAAAATTTTTACCATCTTTATACCAACCATCTCCAACATAGAAGGCTTTTAACTGTTGATTGTTTTTTAATAAATGTAGTTTGTTTTCTTTTATTTGATATTTAAAAAAAAGAAAATATAGATAAAAATGGAAAATGAAAGATTTATTTCAACTAAAGAAACAAGGAAATTACTTGGAGTTACCCATAAAACACTTGTTAATTGGGATAAAAAAGGTAAAATCAATACTATTAAATCTCCATCCGGAATACGAATGTATAGTCTCAAGGATATTCAAAACATACTTGGTTGCGATATTAACCTTCAAGAAAAAAAGAAAATTGCCTATTGTAGAGTTAGTTCTAAAAAACAAAAAGACGACCTTGAAAGACAAAAAGATTTTTTCAGACATTCCTACCCTGATCACATCGTGGTTGAAGATATCGGTTCTGGTATTAACTGGAAAAGAAAAGGACTTAAAACCATTTTGGAACAATCAATGTCTGGAGATATCTCAAGCATTGTGGTTGCCCATAGAGACAGATTATGTCGATTTGGATTCGAACTCCTTCAATGGATCTTTGAAAGGAATGGAGTCGAACTCATTGTCTTGGATAGAGAAAATCATAAATCCCCAGACGAGGAACTTACAGATGATATACTCTCCATCATACATGTTTACTCATGTAGAAAAATGGGAGGAAGAAGGTATCAGAGCAAGGAAAATAAGAATATATCCGGATATGAATCAGAAGAAGATATTACAACAATGGATAACAACAAGTAGATATGTTTATAATCGTGCTTTAGATGCAACAAAAAAAGGAGAGAAAATGAATTTTTTTGCATTAAGAAATAAATTTGTTACTGCTAAAAATAATCCACTTATAAATTCATGGGAATTAAATACTCCAAAAGATATAAGAGCTGAAGCTATTAAAGATATGACAAAAGCATTTAATGTTGCTATGATCAATCTAAGAAAAAATAATATTAATGATTTCAATTTAAAATTTAGAACAAAAAAAAAAGAAAGTAGTATTGCTATTCCATCATCTGCTGTTAAAATAGAAAATGGAAAGTTGTTAATTTATAAATCATACACAAAAACAGGAATTAAATTATCAAAAGATAAATCTTTAAAAAATATTAAAATTCATCACGACTGTAGATTAAAAAATGATAATGGAGAATGGTTTTTTTATATTCCTATAGATGTGAAATTAAATACTGAAAAACCAATTAAAGTAGGTGGTTGTGCTTTAGATCCTGGTAAAAATAAATTTCAAACGGTTTATAGTGAAGAAGAAACAATAAAAATAGGTATCAAAACAAATGTAATAGAAAAATTACAAAGAAAATTAGATTTATTACAATCTTTAAGAAGTCGAAAATATATAACAAAAAGTCATTATGTTAAAAAAAGTAACAAACTCCAAAGTAAATTTAAAAATTTGGTTGATGATTTACATTTTCAATCAATATCGTATTTAACAAAAACTTTTAAGACTATATTTATTCCTAAATTCGAGAGCCAAGAATTAATAAGAATAAATAAATCAAAAAAGTTTAGAAGGACTATTTTAGGATTAAAACATTTTACTTTTAGAGAAAGACTAATTTCGAAAAGTAAGTTGAAAGAAGGATGTTTAGTTAAAGTATGTACTGAAGAATTTACATCAAAAACCTGTTCTGGATGTGGAAATATAGATTATAAATTAGGTTCTAATCAAATTTATGAGTGTAAAAAATGTCCTTTAGTATTAGATAGAGATGTAAATGGAGCAAGAAACATCTATATAAAAATGATAAAAGAAATACAAAATCAAAGATTATAGATTATAGTAGTAAAATACTACTTCCATGGAGTTACACATGGGTGAAAAGTCTTATAAACAAATTGTTTCCCATGTTTATATGTACTAACGTAACGGTTTTTTTGATAAACTAAATTGTAATGAAAATGTTTTCTTGATTGTTTTATTAATGAAACCATCAATTATTGGATTGATATATTTTAACAAAATATTTTTCCATAAATCAAAACTCATTTTTATTTATAAAATATATAAATAAAAAAAAATTAAATTTCTTTAATTAATAAATTTTCTACACCTATGAAATTAACATTTTTTTCTTTTTGATCATAAAAAATAAACTTTAATAAATGTGGAAATTTTAAAATATCAATCTTTTTCTCTATTTTTTCACCTATTTCATCTTTAGTAAAATTTTCTTTGATTTTTTTACCGAAAATATCATCACCGATTTTCATTAAATCATCAATATGGTAACTTCCATAATATTGTCCAGTATAATTATTTTTATTTATAAAATCTTTACGACTCCAAATGTTGAATTGAGGAATTGTTTTTTTATCAACAAAATTATAATAACCTAAATACTCAATTTTGTTATTTTCTAATAATTTTATATCTTTTTGTAATTCGTTTAATTCAAAAATATCACTTAATATTTCTATATTTCGTTTTTCTACAATTGTTTCATCTTCTTTACGTCCAAATATTGCATTAATAAAATCTTCATCATCTTCATCTTTTTCTTCTTCGTTTTGTTTTTTAATTTTATTTTTATTTAAAATTTTAAAAGAAAAAGATCTATAAGTATTTTCTATTTTTTTCAAAAATTTGAAAAATACATTTGTTTTTATATTGAAACCATACCATGATAAAAGAAAAAAATCATCTTCATTTTGAAATTTTTCTATGAAGAAATTTGAGAATGGTGTAATAAATAATATATTATTTAATGAATTATCTTTATAGTATTGATTATTTTTATCTTGTTCAAATTCATATGAATTTTTTCTTTCAAAATAAAAAAATTTATTTTTTGAATTTTTTAATAAAAATAAAATTTCAATAATACTCGAAAAAATTTTTAAATTTTGTTTAACTAAAACTTTGTCATTTTCATCTTTATAATAAAAATTTTTTAAAATTTCTATAATATCCTCTTTCATTGAATTACTTTCTAATTTTTCTTTAATTTTTCTTATCAATTCATTATTTAGCTCATCTTTTCTTTTCTGAGTTGAAGAAAATAAAATATTTTCATCTTTCAATAATTTTTGGACTGGAAAAGTTGGATATTCTAAATAAAAATTATTATAATTGAAAATATTTTTAAAAAAACAAGAATCGTCTGTTAAAAAATAAATATTTTTATAAAAATTTAATTGACAATTTAAATCAAACTTATTTTTTAAAATAATTTTTTTGTAAATTATATTATACAAAGTATAAAATATATACGAATCATTTACATAATATATATTTGTATCAATATTTTTTTTTAATAAATCGAATAATTTTGTTTGTTTAATTGAATTATATTTTTTAAAAATTTTAAAAATTTCATCTCTAATTACATTAAAAAAATCAGATCTTTCAAAATAAAAAGATTCATATGTTGAATAATCAATATCATTAATTCTCAAAGAATATTTATCAATATTATCATTATTATTAATATTATTTACAAAATCACAATCATAAGTACATTCAGTATAATCACAATCGCGTTTATAATTATAAAATGCATTTTTAATATTATTTTTATAATTAAATGTACAATCAACTGCTAATTTTTTTAAAAAATTTTCACATAATTTTATATCTAAATCTTTATTTTGTGCAATTTTCCAAATTTCTATATCTGTATCGACAACTGTATTTTCATTTATTAAAATATTAGATTTAGAATTATAAGATGCATATAAATATATATTTAAATTTGGTCTATATCCTAAATTTAATAAATCTTGATGGGATTTATATCGATATCCTCTTGCAATTGCTTGATCAATTTGTCCAAAATGCCAATGTGGATTTAAAATATGCTCTTCTTGAATATTTTTAAAACTGAAACCTTCTGACATTTTTTTTGTTCCAATTATAATACTACAATAGTCACCAAATACATTTTTTGGGTCATTAAAAAAATCAACAAAACTTTGAGATGGAACTAAATCAACAAATTCAAATTTTTTCATGTTTGCATATTTTTTTAATTCCTTATATGTGTAAGCATGAAAATTATTGTCTTTGACATACCCAAATAATCCTTCAAAAAACTTATCTCCTAAAGTTAAAATTTTTGAATTAGGATCTACTGAAGCCGAGTAAGAATAATTTATAAGATTATTAATCTTATCTTCAATATCCTCTTTTTTTTGGTATTTTTTCCATAATTTATCGTCATAATTTTTAATTAAAGTTTTACAATCATCATCGATGACGAAAGAAACTGATTTACCCATTTTTTGTCCAGGTGTAAAATTTAGTGGATAATAAAAATGTTCATATTCTAAATTTGGATTATTTTTTTTTATAGTTTTGACTTTAATATCAAATAAAAATAAAAATCTTTTTGCTGGTTTTAAGTTTTTATCTTCGATATCTTCTTTAGTTAATTTTTTATAACCAAATAATTGTAATAAGTAAGCAAGAACACTAACACCAGAACCTCTAATCTTATTACAATAAACAAATGATAATAATTTATTTGTGTAAGCTTCTTCTAATTTATTGATAACAAAACTATACTTGCTTGAAAATTTTTTTATATTTTCTAAAATTTTATTTTTATCATTATTTGTGTTATTGACTATTGAATATAAAAAATCACTTTTATCTTTAGTATTTTTTAAAGTATTTTCTAATTGTTTCTCAAATTCTTCATTAAATTTGAACAAACGATTTTCATTCGATAAGATGAATTGATCAAAATATTGTCCAAAATAATTTTTATTATTAAAATTAAATGAAAATAAATTAGTTTGTTGGGAATTTAAAGCTACACCGTAAGATACACCATTTTTTTTTATAATACTTGAATTACCTTCATCATTATTATCTTCTAAAATTTCTTCTTCATCTTCATTTTCATCTTCATCTTCATTTTCATCATCATCTTCTATAACTTTAACTTCTTTTTCTTTTTTTTTCTCATCCATTTTTAATGATTCTAGATATCCTTTTTCTTGTTCCTCCCCCATTTGTATTGGGAAAATTTGCAAATGAGTTAAATTATTTTTTTCATTTGTTTGAAATAATTTTTTTATATTCGAAGTTGGGTATTTCCAATATGAAATTTGACCTTTTAATTTTCGTTTTAATTCTTCTAAATCAGAATTATATTTAAAAGAAAATAAATTTTCGTTTTTTTCAAAATATTTTTCCATAAATTGTTGTCTCTCCTCAATTTTTTGATTTTTTGGTAAAAGTAAATTTATAATATCTGGAAATTCTAAAATTTCATTTGTCATTGGTGTTCCACTTAAAAAAATAACTTTATTCTGTAAAATAATAGGTTCATGTAAAAAATCATAAATATCATTATATACATTTACTTTTAAAGGTGGATTTTCTTTCTTTTTTAGTTGTATGTCTTCAATATCAATTAACGGAAATTTAAGTTTTTCTTTATATTTATATCTTATATAACACACTAAACCACTTTCAAAACGACAATAAAACCATTTCTTGTTAATAAATTGTTCTTCATTAGATTGTTTTAATTCATTATAATTAAGAATTTTTTGAGTTTTAGAATTATAAAATTTCACATCATCAGATTCAAATAAATTTTTATCTAATTGATCAAAAAATTTTTTTGAATAAATATTTTGATCGTCTTTCGATAATAAATTTTTAAAAATAGAATTTTCTTTTTTTATTTCGGTGTATATATCATATTTAAAAGGATTTTGTCGTTTTAAAATTTTTTCATCATTACTTAATTGTTCATCAGGTAAACTTAATAAATAATTTTTTTTTATATTTTCATCATAAATATCTCTATTTAAGTATATAAAAATATACTTTTGTCTTTGCAATTCTTTTGAATCTTTATCTGATGTATAAATGTTATGAATTTCATCAAAAATTAAATAACATTTTTTAAATTTTTGTAAAAATATATTTTTTTTTTCTTCAATATTCTTAACGGCTGAATAATTTTTAGCCAAATTATAATAAGTCGATTTATTGTAATTTTTTTTTATATTATCTTTTATAAACTTTTCTTTCATATATTCATCTTTGAAATGTTTTTCATAATATCTTTTTACATTGTTATCTATAACAAAATCATAAATTTGATCAACAAAATTTTTTCCTAAATTATCACTTGGTGTAAAAATATATGTTTTTTGTAAAGGTTTATTTGCTTCCACATCTTTATTATATTTATTTTCAATAGCACCAATAGCCGTTTTTGTTTTACCTGTTCCCATTTCATGAAAAACTAATAATCGATTATAAGGTGTGAATGGAGCTAAAAAACGTTCAAGTAAAATTTGATGTTTTTGTTGTTTTTCAAATTTCGATTGAGGATTTTGTGTATCATCATCATTTCTAGTTTCATAAAATTCTTTTTTTTTACGTATGATTTCATTAAAATCTTCGTTTTCAATAAAAGGATAAACATTTAAAAAATTATAAATATCATTTTCATTCATTTTTTTATTTAATTATATTTTTTTTTAATATAATTAAAAAAATATATTTGTGTTTTCAAAAATTTATAAAACTTAAATTAACAATGGTACTTTTAAAATTTTTGCAATTTCTTCAGTAATCTTACTTACAGTTAATTCTGATAATTCAATTTTTGAAGCAAAATCTTTCAATGATATATCTATACCTTTAATACATATCCAAAAATAAATCAAACCAGCTGATACAGACAATGGACGAGAGCGATTTATTTTCGATGATTTATTTTTTATTTGTTCGTAAATTTGAATTACCTCTTGTTTTTGTTTATCACTTGCATTAAATTTATCCATTATATCATCAACTAAATGAATTGGTGTGATATAAGTCGTGTGAATTGCTGAATCATTAGGTGAATGTAAATGAACAAATTTTATACCTTTCAACCCACTTTTTCTTGATAAATCAAATAATTTTATTAATTTATCTTGAGGTTGAGGTTTATTATGTATTTTAAAACTATGAAATATACAAGCAAATATAATTCCTTTTCTTGAATTTCCACGATAAATTTTACCATTTGTTACTTGTAAATATAATTCATTTGCTAAAGACACGATTTTATCACTGAAACCCATATTTTCAACATCTTTAAAGATGTTTCTTTCTTCTTGTTTACGTAAATGAACACGATTTGGATCTGAATTTCTTTTATTATCAGATTGTCCATAATATCTCCATTCTTTTTCACTAAAAACACTTTTATCCATTTGTCTCCCACAATCACTACAACAAATCATACCATTTTCCTCTATAACATTTAAATGTTTGCAAAGAGACAAATTATTTTCTGCATCAAAATTATTATTATATCTTAATTTTTCAAAATAATTATCTTTTTTTTCTTCATTTTCTTGTTCAGATGTGTTAGTATTGACAATTATCAATTTCTTCGGAGGAGTTTTTATTAAATCATCATTATTTATCATATCATATTCAGCTTCATTAGAAGAAACTTTTACTTTTCTTTTTGTAATATTTCTGGAATAAGATGATAATGAAGAATTTTCACTTTTTTGAGTTTTATTATACTCATCAAGTGCTGAATTAAATAAAGAAAAATTAAAATTATCAGTATTTGTATCAAAACAAGAAAAATCAGACATTTTTTTTAAATTAAATGATAAAATTATTTTTTTAAATTATATTTATTCAATTTTTTAAATAAAATTAATTACTTTTTTTTAAATAATAAAAATTTTTTGTTACTTTTTTTTCTTTTTCCTCAATTTCTTCTTTCTCTTCCATACTCTCTTCCTCCTCTTCCTCCTCCTCTTCTTCATAACTCTCATCATCTTCGTCTTCATCCTCTTCATAACTCTCATCATCTTCGTCTTCATCCTCTTCATAACTCTCATCATCTTCGTCTTCCTCCTCTTCATAACTCTCATCATCCTCCTCTTCATAACTCTCATCATCCTCTTCATCGTTATTATCACGATGATCTTCTTCTTCATTGGTTTCATTTGTATTTTTAAAAGGTACTCTCACTTCACATCGTTCATCATCATCAGTATCTGAATCAGATTCTAAATCAGAATCGTAATTAATTTTTTTTACACGGTTTTTTTTAATTTGAACAATACCTTTGTCTGTTTCTAATTTCAAATTAACATCAAATGTATGTTTAGTATTTGGAATCACAGATAACATTATACCAAGTATCAACAATTCAAAAATAATAAAGGTAATTAAAAAAAACAATAAATCACCTAAAACAACCTTTGAATGTAAAAATTCTTCATTCATATTAAAGAATTTAAAATCTTTTGAAATGTTTTGAAAATCAGAAAATTCCATTGTTACAAATAATTTTAATATTTTTTTTAAAAAAATAATAAATATTAAAATTCAATTTTTTTTTATCTTAAACTTTATTTATTGAAATATGAGTTTGAGTATTTATATTCAAATTTCCTAAAATATTTTCAGACATGATCTTAACTCCATAAATATCATCTTTATCATTTCTAACAAATCCATGTAAAAAACATGAAACATTATTCATTGCTGGTCCAGAAACAACTCCTTCACATACAGAATTCAATTTTTCATTAGTTTTACTATCATAAACACCGAAGGTTACATTACTTGCCATCAAATTAGATACAGAAACTGTTATCATAACAAAATATAAACCTTTTTCTTTCATAAAAATATTAACACCATCTGTATCAAAAACATTAAATTCATCAATAGATTCACTCTTTGACCATTCACTTAAATAAACAGTTGAATTCATATTATTTTGTAAAATAATTTGTGGTAATCGTTTATAAAATGAACAAGCTTGACTTTTTGCAACATCACCACTGATTCCTTGTGGTCCAATATCACCTTTTTCTCCCTTTTCTCCTTGAATACCTTGCTCACCTTTTTCACCAGCAGGACCAGTTGGACCAGTTGGACCACCCTCTGGACCTTGGTCACCCTTATCACCTTTCTCACCTCGTTCTCCACGATCACCCTTACGACCTAAATCTCCTTTTTCACCTTTGTCACCTTTAGGACCTACAGGGCCAGTTGGTCCAAGAGGACCAGTTTGACCTACTAAATTATTTGTTATATCAATACCTCTTACCATACTATAATCAATACCATTTCTATTTTGATAATTTAATTTCCTTTGTAAATTTTGAAAACTTGTATTATTCATATTTATTTATATAAAAAAAATTTTTAAAAAAAATCAAAAAATGTTTTTATTAGAAAAATTTATCATCAAACTATTTCTTCTCAAAATTTCATATTCATTTAATAATAAATTATATTTTTTATCTAATCCATCGAATTCTTTTTTCAGTTGAACATTTTCATTCTGCAAACGTACAAATTCAGTTTTTAATAAATTTACAGCATTAATATCTAAAATTATATTATTTGAGTTTATTTGGTTATAATCATGAAATAACTTCTTTTTTTTTACAAAATGGATTTCTTCATTATGATTATCGAAATTAGAATCTTCAAATTTCCTTTTCATTTTTATATTTTTTTAATAAAAATAAACTTTTTAATTTAAATAAAATTAAAATAATTATTAACTTTTACAATGTTTTTAGAATTTATTTACAAAGAATTAGTACAAAAATTAAATTTTTCTTCTCAAATTTTAATTGTAACTTATGATTTACAAGATTCTTTTGATTATGTTGAAAAAAATAAAAATCTTTTTTTAAAAAATAAAATTTCAGTAAATTCTAACATCGAAAATAATTTTAAAGATAAAACTTTTGATTATATTATTTTTAATTTTTTATTCTCTAATTTATCCAACAAAGAAAATATTGAAAAAGAACTAGCTGTTTATAGAAAATATTTAAATTCTTCTTCAAGTTTTTTTATTTTCATTGAAGAATTAATAACTAAAGAAGATATAAATAATTTCCATCCTTTTTCTATTATTAGAAATACATTTCATTATTTACCATATTTTAATATCCGTAAAAATGTCACAATGGATTCATTTTATGATGTTTTATTAAATAACTCTATTCATGTACTTGATACTAATAGAGTTGTTAGTGTAGAAACACTTCCAACGTTTTTTCAAGAATTTTTTATAATTACTTGCTCAAATTCTTTATAAAAAAATTGAAAATTTATTTAATTTTTTTTTTGTAAAATTAACAAAAAAAACAATGAGAACATTTTTAAATCAAGATTTTATTGAAAATTTATTAAAAAATTATGCTCAAAATGTTGGATTTGTAAGTCATCAGATCGAATCATTTAATGATTTTATTAATAATGGTATCAGTAGAGTTGTTTGTGAAACTGGTATTGATATAAATAATGATGATTTTAAATATTCCATTTCTTTTGGTGATGTTTATGTTCCAAAACCAACAATTATTGAAGAAGATCGTAGTATTCGAACAATGATACCATCTGAAGCTCGACAACGTGATCTTACTTACGATGTTCCAATGTTTGTTGATGTTATTGAAACTATATCTATTGATAATCAACAACCCGAAACAACGATTCATCGAAGAGTTAATATTGGTCGAACACCAATCATGTTATTATCTGACAAGTGTAATCTTAAAGGATTAACAAAAAAAGAACGAATTCAAAAAGGTGAATGTGAATGGGATTCTGGTGGTTATTTTTTAATTAAAGGTAAAGAACGTGTATTAATTGGTCAAATTCGTGGTATTTATAATCAACCAATTGTTCTTTCACAAAAATCTTCAGATAAGTACAAATATGTTTGCGAAATTCGTAGTATGTCCGAAGAAACTGGTCATTCAGTTTTAACTCAAGTTAAAATTGGTGCAGATGATCGTACGTTAGTATTTTCATTACCTTTGATTAAAGAATTGATACCAATCGGTATTGTTTTTAAAGCTCTAGGTTACACAACAACTGAACAAATAATTGATATTATTGGTGTTGATATGAATAAACATCCAAAATTAGCTAGATATATTAAGTATGTAATTCGTGATGCGTTCTTTATTAAAACACAAGAAGATGCATTAAATTATATTAGTCAATTTACAATTCATGTTATCAAAGATGATAAAAAAATTAGTTATACTTCCCAAGTTGTTGAGAATGAATTATTACCTCATATGGGTATTTTTACAAGTATCAAAGAAAAAACTTATTTTCTCGGTCATATGGTAAATAAGTTATTAAATACCGTTGTTGGGTTGCGAAAAGAGGATGATCGTGATAATTATGCCAATAAAAGAGTTGAAATGGCAGGAGTTTTATGTTGCGAATTATTTCGAACTCTTTTCAAACGATTTGTAAAAAGTCTTGAATTACAAATTGAAAAGAAAAAACAAAAACCAGATATTTTAAATATCATATCAAGAACAAATTCAATATCTGTTGGATTGCGTAGTTGTTTTGCTACTGGTAATTGGGGTGTTGCAAAAAACAATTATATAAGAACTGGTGTATCACAAGTTCTTTCAAGATTAAGTTTTGGAGCTTCCTTATCACATCTACGTCGTATCACTATCCCCATCGGTAAAGAAGGAAAAAATGCAAAAATTCGCCAAATCCATTCAAGTCAGTTTGGATTTATTTGTCCTACCGAATGTTTCGATCCTTTAACAGAAATATTATTATGGTCTGGTGAAATCAAATTCGCAAAAGATATTCTTATTGGTGACATTTTAATCGATGAAAAAGGAAACCCAACAAAAGTCACTAAAACTATATCTGGTATTTCACCAATGTATGAAATTATATGTAAAGAAAAAAATTTTATGAATCATATTGTAACTGCCAATCATATATTAACATTAAAAATTAAAAACAACATTATTATTACAAAAAAACCAAATAATGCTTTTGAAATAAAATTATTTGATAAAAAAAGTTTTAGATACAATTCCCATAGTTTCTTATCATTAAATGAAGCTCAATATAATTTTGATGCCATGAAAAAATCTATACATGATCTATTTGTTGATATTTCTATTGATGAATACAAAAAATTACCAGATAATATTAAAAATAATTTGGTTATAACAAAATGTGATGTTATCAATTGGGAAAATAAACCAACACCTATGGATCCTTATATTTTAGGGTTGTATTTAGGTGAATATACAAATAAAAAATCATTTCAAAGTTTTAAAAATTTTAAAAATATTTTGATGCAAATGAATTTATGGTATGAAAAAAATCATATTCCAGAAATATTTCTGTCTAATGATAAAAATAATAGATTGAAACTTTTATCTGGATTAATTGATGCTAATAATCATGAATATGCCAAAATCATTGTAAATGATAGAGAATTAAAATTTATTGAAGATATTGAATTATTAATTAATTCTTTAGGATTTTCATGTTCGACATCTAATATTATTGATAATAACAATAATAATAATTTTTTTAAAGAAATTATAATCGACGATGATTCATTAAATCAAATACCTTATAAAAAGAAGAAAAAATTACTCAATCAAATTAAGATGAATCGAGAAAGTAATTTTTTTATTGTTGAAAAACAAAATCGTGAGTTCGTTGGTTGGCAAGTTGAAGGAAATGGAAGATTTCTTTTAAAAGATACAACTATCGTGCATAATACACCTGAGGTTTGTTTATCAACTTCGAAATAATATTTGTTACAATATTCATTAATTTTATGCTTTTATTAATATAGGGTCAATCAATTGGTATTGTTATGAATTTATCATTACTTTGTAATATAACAAGACGAATTCCAACAGTTGTTGTTAAAGAAATAATTGAAAGTAGTGAAAATTTAATTTTCATTAACGAATATAACGGTTTGAATAATAAACCAAAAGTATTTTTGAATGGAATTCTGATGGGTTTAACAGAAAACGCTCAATGTTTTATTGATGAATTAAAAAATTGGAGAGACAATGAATTACTACATCATTCAATCTCCTTTACTTTTGATAATATCGATAATGAAATTAAAATTTTTTGTGATGAAGGTCGATTAATTCGTCCTTTATTTACATTAAATGAAAACGGTGAGCTCAATGTTACTTTAAATGATAAACCAGTTTGGAAAGATTTAGTTGAAAAGAAATTCATTCAATATTTAGATAGTTCAGAAATAGAAAATTACGTTGTCGCAATGAACGAAGAAATATTGTACAAGTATAAAAATGATTTTTGTGAAATCTATCCAGCAACACTATTAGGTGTAATGGGTTGTTCTATCCCATTTCCTGATCATAATCAATCTCCAAGAAATATTTATCAAGCAAGTATGGGAAAACAAGCTATTGGTATTCATGCTTTATCTCATCAAATTCGTACAGATACAATTAGTCATGTTTTATATTATCCACAAAAACCTTTAGTTAATACCAAATTAGCTAATATCATGGGTTTTGGTGATATGCCATCTGGGATGAATGCTATTGTTGCAATTGCAACTTTCACGTCTTTCAACCAAGAAGATAGTATTGTAGCAAACAAATCATCAATTGAACGAGGTTTATTTAATTTAACATCGTATAGAACAATAATGGATTGTGAGCAAAAACAAGGAACTTATAATTCAGAAACAATTTGCTTACCACCTATAGATAAAAGAAAAAGAAATTATAATTATGGATTTTTAAATGAAAATGGTATTGTTCAAACAAGATTAAATGGAAAATCTATCTATGTTGATAAAGGTGATGTTATTATTGGAAAAATTTTAACAAAATCAAATAAAAATTCAGAAGAAGAAATTATTGATGTTAGTTATGCAATTAAAGCTGGTGAAGAAGGTTATGTTGATCGTATTATTGAAACTATTACACCAAATGGTTATAAAATGATCAAAGTTATTATACGTAACCAAAAAATACCAGAAATTGGTGATAAATTGGCAAGTCGTTCTGCTCAAAAAGGAACCATCGGTGCTGTATTACCACATGAAGATATGCCATTTACAAGTGATGGAATTGTTCCAGATTTATTGATCAATTCATTGTGTATTCCATCACGTATGACAATTTCACAACTTTTAGAAACAGTTTTAGGAAAAGCTGGTTGTATGAATGGTACATTAAATGATGCAACACCATTTACAGAAAACTCCACAAATGTTGCTGAAAAAGTTTGTGATTTATTACATCAGAATGGTTTCCAAAGACATGGTTGGGAAACAATGTATTCAGGATTCACAGGAGAACCATTAGAAGCACAAATATTTATCGGACCAACGTTTTATCAAAGACTAAAACATATGGTATCAGATAAAATACATTGTTTAGATTTTCAAACTGAAGTTTTAACTTTGGATGGTTGGAAAACTATTCATCATTTATCAAAAAATGATTTTATAGCAACATTGAAAGATAATAAACTCGTTTATGAAAAACCAATTGATATTATGAAATACCAAGATTACGAAGGATCGATGTATTACATTCAAAATAGTTCTATTGATTTTGCAGTAACAGGAAATCATAGAATGTGGGTTTCTAAAAAATGCGAACGTAAATGGTCTCCTTATACGTTTGAAAGAGCAGATGAAATTGTTGGCAAATTTGTAAGGTACAAAAAAAATGCCATTTGGGAAAAACAAGATTATCAATTTGTTTTACCAAGTGTTACACCCTCATCTACTAAGTTGTTAGAAACTAAAAAAATTAATATGCATGAATGGTTAATATTTTTAGGAATTTGGTATGCTGAAGGTTGTTTATTAGAAACAGATGCTTTTATTATAATTTCAGTTCATAAAAAAAGAGTTAAAAAACAATTGTTTAAAATCTTGAACTTGTTTAATGATTTCACTTACGATGAAATACAAGAAAAAGTTCATATTAATGATTATCAAATATATACATATTTGAAATCATTAAATGTTGAACAAAAAAAATTACCATCTTGGGTGTTCGAATTATCATCTGAACAAAGTAAATCATTATTGAATGGTATTTTATTGTCAGAATGTTACCATACGTCCTCAATTGAATTAGCAAATCAATTACAACAATTGTGTTTGCATGCTGGATGGTCTGCAACAATTAGTGATCATGATTTAATAAAAATATCTGTAATAAAAGAAAAATTATATCCATCAGTAAATCAATTTAAAATTCAAAATGAAGAATATTTCGAAAATAAAAAATGTCCAGTATTTTGTTTGCAAGTTCCATCCGAAGTATTTTATGTAAGAAGAAATGGTAAATGTGCATGGACAGGCAATTCTCGTAGTCAAGGACATGTTACAAATTTAACTAGACAACCTTTGGAAGGAAGAGCAAGGTTTGGAGGTTTACGTTTTGGAGAGATGGAGCGCGATTGTATGATAGCGCATGGTACATCTCGTTTTATAAAGGAAAGATTGTTTGAGAAAAGTGATCCATATCAGATCAACATTTGTGATAATTGTGGAAATATAGCAACAACATCAACTGAATGTAAATTTTGTAATAATGATAATATTAGTAAGTGTAATTTACCGTATGCCACAAAATTATTATTATTACAATTAAATGCGATGGGTATTAAAACTTTAATGAAAATTAAACAATAAAAAATATACATAAATTATTTATTTTTTTAAATTTTACAAAACATTAGAAATGAACAAATTATAAAAATTTTTATTAATACTGCGTTTGAATCAACTGTTATATAACATTATCATAACTTTTACAATCAATAAGTATTGAATCTTTCTTTACATCTTCAGGAAGGGAATTATATTCACTAACATCTAAATAAATTTTATCTTGTTTTAACAAACTTAAAGTTTCATTAATGTTAATAATAACACACTTAAATAACAATTTCCTAAAATCTTCAAGTTTGAAACTATGAAAAGTTTCATCGAAACCTTCTTTATTTGCAATTGTTGTTTGAGTGATAATTGGAATTTTAAAGAACATTTTATCTTCATCGGACAAATTTCTAGAAATTCTTAATAAACCTTCAGAATTAATTTGAACTGTTTTAGTTTCTTTGTTGTAAGAAAATTGAACATTAGGTGGTTTCGTTTCTTTATCTAACGTACTATAAATAAAAAAAGCAGCTAACATATCTTCTTTCACATTTTGATCTTTTTCAAATATTAAAGATTGAATAAGAGGTAATGATGCATATTTTTGTGGTTCATTTACATTCGTAATTTTTCGATTATTATATAAATTTATTAAAAAATTTTTTTGGGTTTCTAACGAAGGATAATCTTTTCCACATGTATTTTTGTAAAAATCTTTTACAATAGATGTGTTTGTCAGTTGCATCATTGCTTTTTCCATATATCCAGTGAATAAATTTATTTCTTCATAATTTTCTCTAGTAGTTACATCAATTAAAGCTTTTTCTGTATAACTTAAACTATTATTTTTATTAAGTTTCTTTGTAATTAAGAAATACATTAAGACACCAAAACCAACACAAACTAAAAAAAAAATTAGTATATTAAGTAAAATTTTTTTTGAATTTTCATCCATTTTTATTATATATATAAATTAAAAAAATATTTTTTTAAAGAAAATATAATGAATTTTAAAAAAAATTATAGTATTGTTATTGCTAAATACAAAGAAGATTTATCATGGTTAAATAATATAGATAAAAATGAATTTAGAATATTTTTATATGATAAGAGTGATAATTCAATAAATATACATGATGGAATTATTTTTAAAAATTTACCAAATTATGGAAGGGAAGCTCATACATATTTAACTCATATTATAGACAATTACAATAATTTAAGCGAATTAACAATTTTTACACAAGCAAAATGGAATGATCATCACAGCATAAAAAATATTGTTGATTTGTTTGATAAACCAAATCATTTTAATGAACATTTTTTTTATAATTTAAATTTCAGACTTTCTTATTATTATACAGAATTAGAAAGAGAAAAAGATGATTTATGTTTAGGAGAATGGTTACAAAAATATATAGAAAAAGATATAAACTATTTTGTAGAATATTTTGGGATGCATTTTACGTATGGAGCAATTTTTTGTATCAAAAAAGAAAATATTTTATCAAGATCATTAGATTTTTATAAAGGATTGTTAAATCAATTAGAGGGTTTATCAAATCCTGAAATTGGTCATTATTTTGAAAGAAGTTGGTATTATATTTTCAATTTACATAAAAACGATATAATAACAAATCCTCATATTTTAGTTGTTGGGGCTGGATTATCAGGAATTGTGATGGCTGAACGATTAGCTACTGAGAAAAATAAAAGAGTTTTAGTTATTGATAAAAGATATCATATTGGAGGCAACTGTTACGATTATATTGATTCAAAAACAAATATACGAATTTCTAAATATGGAGCACATTTATTTCACACAAACTCAGAAAAAGTTTGGGAATATATAAATAATTTCAGTGATTGGAAACCTTATAAACATAAAGTATATGGTAAAATAAAAGAAAAAATTTTTCCTATACCAATTAATATAAGAACAATAAATATTTTGTTTGATAAAAATATACAAACGAAGGAGCAGATGATTGAATATTTAGATAGTGTTCGAGATAAAACTATTGTTGATCCAAAAAATAGCGAAGAATATTGTTTATCAAAATTTGGAAAAGAACTTTATGAGAAAGTAATTAAAGATTATACAAAAAAACAATGGGATAAGTATCCAAATGAATTAGATGTGTCGGTTTTGAAAAGATTACCAATAAGATATGATTTTTCTGAAGGTTATTTTAATGATAAATACCAAGTATTACCAAAAAATGGTTATACTGAATTTATAAATAATATTGCAAATAATAAAAAAATTTGTGTTCTATATAATACTGATTATTTTCATTTAAATTTTTTAGACAAGGGAAATTTAGAAAAAATATTTTTTACAGGACCAATTGATCAATTTTATAGTAAAAATGGATTACCAAAATTAGAATATAGAAGTATTAATTTTGAGTTTGAATTAATTAATCAAAATTTCTTTCAAGAGAATTCTGTAATAAATTACCCATCATTAGAAGAATCTTTTACAAGAATTGTTGAATATAAACATTTTTACAAAGAAAATACAAATCCAAATTATACAATTATTTCAAAAGAATATTCAACTGATAATGGTGATCCATATTATCCGGTTCCAAATGAAAAAAATAAAAAATTATATGAACAGTACAAAAATATGGCAAATAAGGAAACAAATATTATATTTTTAGGTCGTTTGGCTTCATATAAATATTTTAACATGGATGAAGCAATTTTAAATAGTTTAAATTTGTATGATGAAATTGACTATTTATTTGAAGTAGAACCACCAATAAAGGAAAGAAAAAATTCTTTATATTATTTTTTTCTTTTCATTTTTATATGTTTAACAATTTTAATAATTTTAGAAACAATAAATTTTTTTATTAATACCCCCTTCCCATACTAGTTTCGAATTGTTCA